ACTTTTTTAACATCAACACCAAAGTTGCGAAGAAGCGCATCGTTTCCGTCTCCTTCGATTCCCATTTCTACTTCCTTGTACCAGTTTCCGTTTGCGTCCTGCTTGCTTCTCAATTGGAAATAGCACTCTCTTGGTACAGCATTGGCATTAAGTTGAAGGCTTGATACCTGCCCGATAACCTGTCTCAAATTAGAACCATTCAAGTTGCTCATAGCGGCTTTGTTGGATGTAACAAGGTTGTAAATTGCACTCATAGCTGCCATAGCGCACTGCTTGGAATAATCATCAAACACAAGTCCATGCTCTGCGAAGTCACGCTCCATAAGCCCTGTGTACTGGTTCGCATAATAAGAAAGCTGTGTATTCATTTCCTGTTTTCCCTGTGCCGCCACTTCCTGTTTCTTTGTTTCTGCCATAATTATTTTTCCTCACTTTCTTTCCTTATTGCTTTTCTAAATGCTCCATTTTTAAGGAATTTCAAAACAAGATTGAGTTGCATATTCTTGAAAACCTCTATGTGCTTTGTACTGTGATACCACATTACCCATTCCTGTTTCAAAAGTTCCTCAATGCTTGTAATCTGCTCACCCTCTGCGAATTTTCGCTGGCTCAAAAGATATTCCCTGTGTTTTTGAATGTTCTCGCATTTTGCGCACTCTTCGGAAGAATACCTTGAACAATGCTTTCCGTTAAGGTTTATAGACAATGCACAATATCTACATGGATTAACTCTCATCGTCACCACCGCTTTCCTGTTCCTCATATTTCTTCACAACTTCCACCTTGTCAGCGCCGTAGGTTTCTACCCACTTCATATCTACCGATTCATTCGTGACCGTCACCTTTGCACCTTTGGCATTTACAACCGTGTCACCGGCTTTTACGGAATCCTCGGTGCTGTATGTATAACTCCTGGTGCTGTTTGGAAATTTTGCTTTGATATACTGCATTTATCAATTAACCACCTTTCTATTCTTAACCTTTATGGCAATTTCTTCTGGTGTTAAACCTTTCTTCCGCAATATGTATATCCACTGCGGCGTACACCCTAAAAATTTTGCAAACCCAGATTGCGTATATGTATTTCCACCATACGAAATCATTACATTTGTTTTCTGGCTTCCCTTTTCTTTTCTGATCGCATCTTCAAATGAATACCCAAGATCATATATGCGGCTCTCTAAAGTTACACGATTTATCCCAAAACGCTTTGCCCAATCAGACATGCATAATGTCTCGCCGTTATATGTGACCATTACGTTTGTGCATTTATTCTTTTGCTGTTCTTGAATCGTTATCCATCTGCAATTTGACGGCTCATAATTTCCATTTGAATCAATACGATCAATAGTTAAATTATCCGCATAACCATTTTCTAACGACCATGATTCAAAATTTTCATAAGTGCACCATTCAGAACATACCAGAATCCCTTTATCGTAATACGACTTTGCGTCTTTTCGGTTAGCATTCCTGCAACGATCAATCATGTTGTACCAAATGCTAAAAATACGTTTGTTTTTGATCGTATATTTACGTTTCAAACATCCGCAGGATTTTGTATGTCCGTCTACAAGATGCCAATAATTTTTATATGTAACGTTCCCACAATCGCATTTACATTTCCAAAACGGATGACCGTCTTTCATATACGAAAATTCGAGAGCCGTCAGCTTGCCATACCTATTTCCGGATATATTATTCATTAGAAACAACCAACTCCTTGTCCTCGGACACATACAAGCAAATCATCTGACTTTCCATATCTGGTAAATTGCCGCTTGACACCGCTTCGCAATTATCTACGAAAATCGGCACGCTCACACCGTACAATTCGCTTAACGAGCGGATAATATCAAGTCCGGCTACAATTCTGTGACCACTGTTCAAAGTCGAATACGGAACGCCATTTACAGTACACTCGCAACAATCTTTCATACCGCCATTTAATTGCATTTCGAAGAGTTTGAAATTAACTGTCTTGAAATGGCTATTGATAGATTCAGAAACCTTATCCAGTTTGAAACGAATGAACTCTTCTAAGAGGTAAAGCATCTGTTCCTGGTCGGCAACTTTCTGCCCGATTTCTTTCTGCTCGTCACGAAGCGTTTCGATACGATCATCAATCGCAACATTGTTAGCCGCCTGCGCAATAACCTTGTTCACCTCGTCAAGCTGGCTCCGCAGATCGGCTTTCTCGGCTTTTAAATCAGTAACAACCTTGTCTGCGCCCTCGGATTCAACCTTTGCAATATCAGCAAGAATATTGTCATGCTCTGTTTTCAGCTTCACATACTCTTCATTCTGCGAATAATCAGCTTCTGCCGGGATCTCGGATAACTGCTTTGCATAATCATTCTGCTTTGCAAGTGCCTTGGATTCCTGCTCTTTGAGTGCCACAATGTCTTCCTGCAACTTGGCGTTTTCCTTTGTCAATCGCTCAATATCAGCCTTGCAAGCGTTGCCCTTGTCAATCAGACCTTTAAGTTTTGCGCCCTTTGCATCATCAAATGCTTTGCGTGCATCCTCTAACTGCTTGGTGGCACGTGCCTTGGCATCTGCCTTTTTCTGCTCAAAATCAGCCTTAAGAGACTCAATCTTATCCTGCGGCAACTTCTGACCACATAAGGAACAAACCGTTGTAGATTCGTCAAATACCCACTTGGATTCATCAAACAGATATGGTGTTTTATCAAACGCCTTGGCTTTCTCGGCATTGTACTGCTCGCCCAACTTCTTCCGTTCGGCATCTGCATCTGCAATAGCCTTTGCGTTGTCAGAAATCTGCTTTTCTTTTAAAGAAATCGTAGATGCAAAGTAATATAATTCGTTTTTGCACCCGCACAAGTCAGCCTCAATTTCACTTCTCATATTTTTCAGATCCCGGTTCATGATCTGCATAATGCCGGACATATCAAACTGCAACTGCATTTCCTCACGTTTCAGTTCTTCCGTGGCATTTCCTGCGTTCTTAATCTTTCCGTCAATCTCTTTAATTTTCCGTTCTAAATCAATCTTTGCAAGTTCCTGCTCCGCCACATCCACGTCAACCTTGGATTTCTCTGCTTCATCAATGCGAACCGGAATTTCAGCCTGTTTTTTCTTCCATTCTGTAAGAGCTTTGGAAAACTTAGCACGAATATCGTCTGTAGACGGTGCTTTCTCCAATTCTGAAAGCAATGGCGCATACTTTGCATCCGTCTGTGCCAGCTCTACATCTGAAACCTCTGAAACAAGTTTCATCAGAATATCTCTCTGGTCTTTCCATTTTAAAGAGGAAAAGTACTGCGGATTGGTCAGCATTTTAAACATTTCCTCACTCTGCGCAATACCAGATACATACTCCTTAAATTCAGCTTCACTTTTTGGATAGCCGTCAATCTCGTATGAATTTGGATTTCCCTGCAATGACACTGTATTTGTGCCACGCTTCTTGACCCAATTCTGCTTCTGAACCTTGGAAAGCTCTACTTCCTTGCCATCAACGTCCATAATTGATACAACCTTGATTTCCACGTTATCAATACGTGTTCCTTCCTTATTTAAAGGGCGAACATTAAACTTTTCATCTCCGGCACTGTTTTTGTTAAACAAAAGCCATGTAAACGCATCAAAGATGGTTGTCTTGCCGGCAGCATTCTGCCCGCTGATTTTCGTATTCTCCGAAAAATTCACGTCAAGGCTCTTAATTCCCTTGAAATTCTCCATATGTAACGATCTAATTTTCAGTTTCATTTTCTTTCCCCTTCCACTCTTTATATTTTTTAAGTGCCTCTTCAAAGCATGCTTCATCGTCAACATATCCAAGAGCTGACTCTATAATTTTTGAATCAATAGTTGTTCCTTTTTTTCCCATCAGCTCAATGTCTCTTTGGTGCTCATTTGCAATAATGTCACATGCTGTATGAACTTTCGTCCTGCATGCAACCAGATCTGCATATTCTTCAACGGAAATTGTAACGGTATTTTCTGCCATCTTAATTTTCCTCCTCTAATACATTGATTTTGCTTACAGACACCTCGTATGCTGTTCTCTGTTCTTCTGTTCCATCTTCATATTTCTTAATATATCCGCGGCTCTGAATGCGTCCATTGATCTCGATATAGGTTCCTACTTCCAGTTGACCAACAAATCTTGCATTTCTGCCCCAAACAACACATGGAATATAATCTGTTTTTCCATAGGAGCGGTTGACTGCAATTAATAAATCTGCAATTTCTCTTCCAAGCGGAGTTTTCCTGTAAATCGGTTCTTTGCATACATATCCGTCAAGCTGGATTTTGTTCAAATCTGTATGTTCTCCCGGATTCGCTTTTTCAATTTCACAGACGAATACATATAATAACAGACGATTTCTCTTTTCCTCATGTTTGTTATAAGAACTATACACACCGGAAACATTAACGGCAGTGCCCGTGTATTTATCATTCAGATTGATTAATCTCTCTGAAATAATTAATGGGATAATATCAGCCGTCCCACTTAATCTATCCACTTTGAGGTGCATATTATAAAATCCCTCTCCAAACACCTCATGGTTAAATTCCGGCTCTGTGATAATCGTTCCTGTAAGTTCCACTTTATTGTTTTCTGCTCTCATATTTGAATTTCTCCTTTTCTTGTGCTAAAATAGGCGCAAATAGCTTATGCTATTGCTTGAACTGGAATCATTCAGCTTTGGTCGGTTCGGATGATTCCTTTTCTTTGCTGTAATCAGTGTCAAATGTGATATAGGTAATACCGTCATCGTCATCAGACTCACTTCTGTAATCGTAATCTACAATCTCTTCTGTATACTCCTGCCACTCCCCATCTATTTTTGTTCCTATATAAATAAGAAGTAATCCAATCAATACAGGTATAGCAGTGACCGGATACTCCGTTGCATCAATGCAGATGCAAAACAGAAAAACAACGGTGCCGATCATTTCAATTACCTTTGCAAACTTCTTCATAGACACCTTACTCCTACCACTTATAGGAACCATTGGCAATCTCGTCACCATACAAGGAAACAAAATCTGTTATTAATGCGATAAACTCTGAATTTGTCGGCTTTCCTTTTTCCACTGAAAACGTATAGACAAAAATTTTGTTTATTGCATTTTTATTGCCATTTGTCCAAGTAACTTCTATCGCGTGCCGGATTGATCTTTCTACTCTCCAGACTGTATCGCCGTTTTCTTCTGCGATTTCAGTATAGAGTCCTTTAATAACGTTGATAAGTTTACTTCTGTTTTCAAGACATTTCTCAACCGCACTGATTATGTAACCGTAACCCTTAATGCTATGTTTTACGCCGATCTGATCTAATGTCTTTCTTAATGCAATGTTCTGTCTATCCATGAATACCTCCTGTTAATCCTTTCCAACTCCGTATCTGATTGCCATTTCCTTTACAATAGCTGTATATCCCTCGATCAGCTTCTTGTCCTCTGCGATAATATCCACATAGGATAATTTGTCTCTGGTCGATTTACAGATACCTTCATCAGCCATTCTCCTGCGCTTATTCGTAAGTCTCTGTTTCAGATTTACACCCATCCGCTTTGACAACAGTTCGTAGCTTTCGGCTCTTACTTGGCTATATGCCTGTCCGCCGCCAAGCTCCATACTGATTTTCCGCAGAATGTTTCCGGTATCATCACGCCATGATGTTGTATCAAGTGCAACCACTTCTCGGATGCTCTCAACTCTTTGTTCCACATGGTTCAGTTGTTCCGCCTGCCGTTTCTGTTCTAACTGTTGTTCTGCAACAGAATTGAAAATTTTCTGAAACATTTGCAATTCCGGTGATAACTGATTGAGGTCGATTACCTTTTGTTTCACACGTTCTTCCAAGGTCGTGAAATAATCTCGTGCTTCTTCTGCTTTCGCTCCATTTCCTTTCATAGAAAGTTTCTTTGCAAAATGAGCTGTGAGTTTGTAATCTTCCCGTTGAATTTTCCCACCAGTTGGCGTCTCCGCATCAATGAAGAGTCGCACATAATCCTCATTTTCCGTGGCAAATTCATTTCCTGTAATATTTGTTTTCGCCCATCTTGAAAAATCAGCCTTTCTTAATTCTAGGAATTCATACAACTTTCTTGCTGTAGTCATTCCGTTTTCATCAACACCAAGTGCAATCTCAATTGGTGTCTGCATTTTTGCTTGTTTTAACTCTTCCGTTTTCTCCAACTCCTTTCCGTGTTATAATCCTCCATAAGGATGTGGTAACCATTAACAAATGTCCACTTAACGATTTTAGAGATTGCATCCGCGATTGTGCTTGGTATGTTTCCAGTTCTGATTGTTGCGCTGTTCATAAATTAAGTAATTTAAAAAGCATTAAAAATCTTTCAAAACTAAAATCTATCGAAAGAAACATATCTAGCATCGTATCAATACTCAACCGGCATAAATCCTAAGCTTGTCCAATTCTGTTGTTTACGTCTTAATTTTATATACCCTAATTGGTTGTCCTTTGCTTTTATCACTTTCTTGTGGGTAATATGTATTACCAACCCATTTAAATTCTAAATATACTAATTCAAAATCGTTTTTATCAATACTGCATTTTTCACATAACCCATGAAAATTTTTACTCAAATTAAAACAAGTTTCTACTTCATTGTCTTTGTACCAATTCATATTTATCAAAAATTGCGTTCTGTCATTACTGATACCGCTATAAAAGTTTCTCATTCACGCCTCCAATCTGTCCTAATAATCGTTTCAGCAATACGGTCAATTTCGCCTGCAATGCGAATTTTTGTTTCCGTATCAGATGTTTTCTTGCTTTCCTCTGCCATGTTTCAATTTGCTGGTAGAGGGTATCTTTTACTTCTTCAATGCTGTGCGACATTCTTCTCCTTTCTGATTTTCTTCTTCGCTTTCCTGCTTTTTTGCAGAACCCTCAACCATTCCCAGAACATATCCTTTCTGAAAATCGTTCATTTTGGGAATCGCGTCTTTCAACTTTTCTACAACTTTCTTTTCCTGTTCGCTCATGTATTCACTTCCTTTCTCCCTGTGATATAATTTCCTTATTAAATAAGGAAAGGCGGTGATAATATGGATAATGGTTATTCTGAAACATTTGCTACATATGAGTTTGCAGATAAAGGAACATATGTATGTATGCAATGCGGTGGCGAAAATAAAAAGGGAATCGTCACTGTAAAGCAAGGCGAAATGCTACCAGAATGCAAAGAGTGCGGATATACTACATGGATTAAAATAATGTAGGATTTTTAAACACTCTCTTTTCCTCTGCGAGCGTTTGGTCTGTAACCGCCAAGTTATCATCAACCAGATGTTCAATGAGGAAAGTTCTTTTTATAACCCTTTTCCCGCCTGCACATACTTGTGAAATGTGCAGATACATTTTCCCATCTTTTTCATATGGAACAACGACAAGACTCTGTAAAAACTTCCATTTCACAAAATGCTTATTAAAAAATGCAACTGCATGAGCCTTGATTTTACTCACTGTATCACTCCTTTCTGCCGAACTTTTAATGTTGTTTTTGTTCGGTATGCGTATAATATATCACGCTTTCAGAACTATGTCAACATGTTTTTGTTCCGTTTGCGAACTTTTTCTATTTACAATTCTGTTTGCGTATGGTATAGTTCTATGTAGAAAGAGAGGTGAGATTATGAATGAGCGAATGAAAGAACTTCGCAAGGCTATGGGAAAAAGCCAAGAAGAATTTGGAAAGATTCTCGGAATAACCAAGTCTGGTGTCTCCGATATTGAATCAGGACGCAGAAACGTAACAGAACAACATATAATCATGTTACGAAATGAAAATGTCAATGAAGATTGGTTACGAACTGGAAACGGCGAAATGTTTATTCCGAAAACAAAAAATGAACAAATAAACGAGATGCTTGTTGATGTTTTAAAATGTGAAGATTCAGATTTTAAAAAACGTTTAATCACGGCATTATCCAAACTGGATGATACCGGATGGAATGCATTGGAGAAATTCATTGATTCAATCGCAAATCAAAGCCAAGAAGAATAAAGAAAAGCCAAGGGCAATGCGCAAACCCTTGGCTTTTCTTCTATTCTAATAATCTTTTGACATATATATAAATGAGTTTTAACCACTCTTCATTGTCACAATTCGCGACCATTTCAGTTATTTTTTGTTTGTAAAACGCTTTGGCTTCATTGCACTCTTTTTCCCCCATATTGATTTCCTCCAATCATTCCGCACTTCCGATAGCGATACACAAATTATAGAACTTATGTTCGATATCGTCAACCCCATTTGACAAATTGCTACAAATTACAAACTCGTTTGTAGTTGAGGGACAAGAAAACGCCTTATCCCGCCCCTCAGCCAGAACTTGAAGTGCCCTTATCGGACAATTTTATTTTACAAATTTTCCCGCAAACATTCAATTTCTTTCGGTCGCAAGTTTCGACAGGTAAATTTATTATTGTCACAGAATGTCGATTGATTAGTTTAAATTTTGTTAAAAAATTAATTACTGGTTGAAAATTATGCATCTGCCAGTTATCTGTGATGAATTTTAAGTGAATAATTTCCCTTTCTGCCCGTAGGCTTGTTATTTAAAAGAGCCGGCTACACAACACATGGTCATGTAATCGGCTCTTAGGTTCTTGATTTTATTATATTTCTACATAGTTTTTCTTTTGTGCCAAGTTGTCCGCTTTGTTCGTAAAACAGCAGTTTAACAAATAAGTCGTATATAAAAATTGTAAAAGGTGACTGGTCTGGACTTATAGGGACTCTTATGCCACTTTTTGATACTGGCGACAAAGTAATTAATCTGATCGCGCATAATGAACTTGACGATACCTATCCTGCTGTACGTGTTGGTCGGGCTGATGCAGATCGCGATGGTAATAGCATTCCAGACACATATTTAAAGAAATCCGACGCCAAAACCATGTTCAATACCGGATACCGTCAGGTAAGCAGTAACGAATTTAATAAATACTTCTCCGATACATGGAGTTATGCAGGTGCGGACGGATTATCTATTGATTCCGGAACGTGGCTGGTAAATTATTACTGTTGGGTTTCTGAAAGTTCTACTGTGGATGTTGTATCATTAAAAAGTACCGTCGATCAGGCGATTGGAATCACCGCCCCAAACAGCGGAAACGGTGGCACGTGGCTGACCATGCATGAAATAATATCTGGTAAGGCAATTACCAATTTAAAATTTTTAATAAAAGTACCAAAAGCTGTGACATTTGGACAGATCAGTACAAAGATAACTGCTATAAAACTGTGTTAAATATTAAATATATAAAACGCAGACCTTAATCCTTATTGTCTGATAAGCTTGTGAAAAAACGTAAAATGAATATGGGACGTTATAATAAGTTGCTGAACCGACTATAACACCTATGTTATCTGAACCATTGCCAGCCATGGAGGCATCGTTGTGTGGACCGCCGCAGATAAAACCGCCAAGAATTGTGTGCCCCTGTGCTATTAAATTATCAATTTCAGTGGTTTTTCCGCCGACATATCCCCAATAGGTATATTTAGGGAAAAATGCTTTGCTTTCATTGGTAGTAATGCCTTCGAACTCTATAACAATGGATTTCACCTTGTTTTTTTCAATAATATTATCAACCTCTGTCTGTGTATAATATTTCTTTAAACTGCTGTTTAACGATGATATCGCCCCTGTACAAGTACCATTCCCAATCTTAGAAATGTCTGTCGTTCCAAGCATTTTATAGAGATACCGCACATTCTTGAACATCTGTGACACCTTTTTTAAAATAGAAGAATGTTTTTCGCCACTTGATAATTTTGATACGCTTGTCCATGCTGACGCTGATCCGTCTGCCACATCACTACTCGTAAAAGCGGCTGTATTCTCTGCTGTATCTCCACCGGTTGCCACTGCACCGACGTTTTCTGCTGTGAGTTCTACATTGCCCCTACGGAAAGAATCTTCATTTACACCTTTGATTCCGGTAACTGGAGTTCCGGCAAGCACATCCCATTTATCATCTGATGTTTTATAAATATTGGCACCTGCCGGAATTACATTCCCGGCTCCCTCTTTAAAATCATCCGTGGTTGTAAATTCGTCTGAAATATTGAACATCCACCCTGTGCTAACATCCGCAAGTGCCGGAAGATCTGCAAATGCAACTGTTCCGTGTGGCTGCAATCCACCTTTAAGTCCTTCTGATATGTCTTTTGCCTGCTGATAGTAATACTTGGCATTGTCAGAATCCTCGCCCTCTCTGCTTCCTGTACCACCAACAGCATAACTCTGTGCCTTGGTTGCACTTTCTTCTGCAGATTCCGCTTTACCGATGATCTCCGCAGCCTTTTGAGTTGCAATATCTGCTTTTTCGGCTGCTGTATCAGCTGACTGACTGGCGGACGATGCTTTCTCCGTGGCTGTGGCGGATGATTCACTGGCGGATGTCTCACTGACTTTTGCGTTGCTTTCGGATGCCGCTGCCGCCGTAGCTGACTTCGCTGCCGCTGTCTCGGACGCCTTGGCATTGTCCTCTGATTTTTTTGCAGCTGTTTCACTGGCTTTTGCGGCATTCTCACTTGCTTTGGCGTTGGCTTCGGACTTTGCCGCTGCCTGCTGGCTTGACTCTGCCTTTGCCACTTCCACTTTGATTTTCGCAAGATAGTTTGGCTCCAAGTGTTTTTCCTCGATGCTACCCTCTTTGACGATGGCAGACACTTTTCCATCCTTATCAATATAAAAAGCTACCGTATCAGAATCAAGGAACTCATACTGTGTAATCAGTGCCGACAGGTCTATGTACTGTTTCGTGCCATCAATCAGAGTCAGGATAATCTGCTGTGTGGTCGGGTTATAAACGAAGTTGATTGCGATTTTCTCCATCTGTGTATCAATCGTAATCTTAGAACCGTTCTTTTTTGTGATTGTAATGATTCCGGTCGATTCCTCAAAGGTCACGTCTGCAACAAGGGTAGCCACTTCTGTTTTCGTGGCTTTTGTGGTATCAAGAGTGATTACACGATCATCAATAACGCCAATAGCTGCGTCCATTTTGTTAAGATTGCTTTCATTAAGCGGTGTTTCATCACTCGGGTAATTCTCCCAATTAATAGCACTATGCGCTTTGTTCATGGTCCTCACTCTCCCTTTCCTTTGCAAGCTTCATCTGCTCCCGTTCGGCTATAACATGTCTGTTTGCTTCTTCCTTAATCTGCTGCAGAATATCCTTAAACACTAGGTACTTAGCTTCGATTGGGACATCCTCACACAAATTTGCATAATTTATAATGTCGTTTTCAAATTCCCGGATTTTTGCATTTATCATAGATTTTCCACCTTTTCCTTTAACTGTTCTATCTCGTCATGCTGCAACTGCACTGTGGCAACCAGATCAGCAATCAGTTCCGTATATTTCAGTCCGTAATACTTTTTCCCATTGCTGTCTGAAAACGTTTTTGGACAAATATTCCACCCTTTTTCCGCTTTTTTCAAAACATCCTGTGCAATAAATCCATGATGGAACCCATCTTTTTCGAAATTATAACGATACGATTTTGCTCTTAAAGAATAAATAAACTCAGATGATTGCTTTTTGCTTAAATCTAAAATTGTGTTTTTTATTCTTTTGTCAGATCCATTAATTACTCCACCTCTGAATCCACCTACTCCGGTATCTCCGTCTAAATGGATCATCATGTGGTCATTATCGTTTGCGCCTTTATGCAATGAAACCTGATTATATTGAACCGTACATTTATGAACAGGACTTTCAAGCGTCCCTTCCACTGTTCGAAATCCATCCGTTCCCATCTGTACAAGTGTTCCACTGCGTTTAAATTCAATAAGGTTTTCTACAGACTCTTCCGCTTGAATATGCATATATCCCCCGGTCATTTCCATAGAGCCTTTTAATTCAAGCAGTTTTGCTTTAATTTTGATGCCCTCGGCTGACTGGTTGATTTCTGAAACAACACTATCTCTTGTAACTTTGCTTTCGATCCCCTTTGATGTCTGCGTAATCGCACTGGACATATTGGATGAAAGCTGCTTAAGCGTGGTTATCAATGTCCATTTATATTTACCGCTGTTAATTCCGCCATCCGGATCGCAGCCATACAATTTTCCACTATCCTGATCTAAAAAACTGCGTCCATTATATTTGGATGATGCAGGGTAAGTATCTTGGGGTTTTCCAAAACCATAATAATTAATATCATAGCCATCAATATTCCATGCCTTCAACGAAGCACTGACTTCTGACCGTATCTTAGTTGCAGTTACCTCTATCTTTCCGGACAAATCGCCCTCTGCTTTGCTTGCTCTCGTAACTTCCGCTGTAATATTGTCCTCATTAATTTTAATAGCTGCTGCAAGTTCAACTTCCTGTCCCTGTGCCCTTTTAACTTCTGCTGTAATACTGCTCGCATTTTGCGTGATTCTCGATGATAAACCATCCGTTGTATTTTTAACTTCTGTGCGAATTTCGGTTGCGGTCTGCGTGATCTGTGACTGCAATCCCTTCTCAACATCAGTTATCGTGCTCTGTGTCTTTTCAATGGTTCGCTCCAACACATTGCTCTTGCCTTTGAGCTTTAAAATACTTTTCTGTATTCCGTTCGCCCCGTTTGTCCGGTACTCTTCCCCATCCGCTTCCAAATCATCACGCAAAGCCTGTATACCTTTCAGGGTTCTTTTCAGAATATAGGACTCGATCAGTTCATATCTGGTCGGCAACCGCACTGCATCCCCGACCTCAAGACACGGATTTCCTTTGCAGTCCGCTGTAAACGGTCGGTAAACAATCCCTCTGATCTTGGAAAGAATATTTTTTGCAATGCCTTTCAGTTCTTTTGTGCCTTTTCCATAGACAAGAAAATTATCCTCGATCACATAAGCATTGTCTCCGGTGCCTACGATCACGCCAATATCATTCTTCTGCTCCCGGATCTGTAACTTATTGATTGTTTTAACAAGAAAATCTTCATACTCAGCCGTTATATATAAATCCTTCCCGATACGGTTGCTTTTCGGATCTCTTGGGAACAAATCATCTGCCGGATAAAGATCGTTTCTCGGATAAAGTCCCTGTATCTCCTGTTCCAGATAAATATAATGAAACTTCCCGTCACGCCCAATATGCCCCATACAGCCATTGATCTCACAAATACAGGACAACACTTCTTTGCCGCTCATAGATTCGCCTATGGTGCTCGATTCCTCTGTATCAGAACTTGTCTCGCTGGATGCCGTGACTGCCACGGTTTTCTCGATTGACATATTGTCATTAATGAGTGTGATATCCGCCTGTTCGATTCCGAAATACTTAAAAAAACTGTCCCGGAATTGCTTCATTGTGACCGGATCATAAACTGTAACAGTCGTAGTTTTTCCATCTTTATCTTTCTGCTGCTCTTTATGGGATGGAAAGACAGTGTTATACCATGCTGCCACATCTGCATTTAAAATGTCATAAAGAGCATCATATGCAACCACATCACGGCACGTCCTGTCTGCCGTGGGCGTATCAGAATCAACCTTATATCGTCCGAACTGGAACGGGATATCTGCATGTCCACCAAGAGACATCTTTACTGTCATCCATCTGCCCTTCATTGGCAAAAATGTATTTGACACCGTAAATTTAATCATGGCAGCTTCACACGAACCAAACGTCAATTCCTGTTCTGAACACAAACTTTCGGTCAATTCGAATTTTTCTTGGTGTAGCTCTGTATTTGTGATATTGATTTTTCCATCATCAGATACGATGGATAATTGCTTATCGACCGTATCTTTTTTGAACAAGTCGCCATATTTATAATTAACCACCATACACACCCCCTATGAAAGCAAGCCGAACTGAATTGTAACGAATTATTCCATCATATGTTCCGTATATCGTAGGCTGAAAATCTGCCATATAACCGTACTGTGTCACATAATCGTCATATTCCGGGATATACGCTGTGATATAGCAGGCTCTCCCTGTCGCATTTGTGAACTGGCTTCTAATATTGTTTAAAACCTCATTGAAAGTCTTATTTGTCAGCATAGCTGGGGTTTCAAATTCGACCTTTAACGCCTTTAACTCCACGGCATTTCTATGCAGATAGCCGTTGGCGTCTGTATAATCGTCCAAATCCTGCATGTTGACATATGGACTGTATGTTTCTGCTTTCATAAACGACATCGGCACTATGTAATTGCCAATCTTTAACAGCCATCCGCTGTACGCCATATTTCCACCACCTAACTGTTTGGGTTTGCGGCTGTCTCAAATGACAGTCGGTAAAATTTGTACAAAATAGCACCTACCACCAATTTGATAGATGCCACTTCTTTTTCTTGATCTATTTTGTAATTACTTCGATATTGGGCGATTTAATCACAATTTTCTCCGGTGTGTGAATTACTTCCGTGTTCCCATATGTAATCCTGATTTCTAATTTGTTCATAAAATTTCTCCTAAATTTCATACTCCGGGTATGCTGCTTCCCAAACATCCCTATGGTAGGTATTTACCTCTCCATAATTTGCATCAAAAATCTTTTTTACGCCATATCCAAGTTCGATGCTCTTTTCTTTAAGTCTCCGCCAGTTAAATGTTTTCCAGTCCACACCGTTCATTGCTGCAACACGCTTAATAGAATACCAGTCTTTGCTATAGTCAAGTTCCTGCTGTAGTCTTTCATTCTCCTGTTCTGCAATCTGCCTGCGCTCTACTTCATCCGCATATGCCCGAAGTGCCGATGGAAAATCTTGCGGTATCTGTCCTCTCTCCATCTCATCAAACCGTTTCACATACCTTGCAGTAAATATGATTCCTTTTTCGCCATTAAATTTGTTGGCGAGGAAATCACACCCCATTTTGGTGACTTTATAGCATTTATTTTCCTTGCCGCTTGCGTCTTTGTAGGTGGATGGAATAAAATAATCACTGACAACAATTTTGTTGTTAGTTAATATCTGTATAATTCCAACCTGTTTTGTGCTTCCATCTTGGTTTTTAGTTCCCTCTAATTTTCTTAAAATTTGCCAATGTTCCAGTTCCATCATTTCAGCAATTTCAAGTGTTGTTATCGTGTTCGTATTGTTTTCAAATCCAATTTCATCTTTAGTCATAAGAGCTGTGTATGCCATATTTTCTATCTCCTAAATTTCCGAGCCTTACATTTCGCAAGGCTCAACCTTTAAATTCACGTGCGTTAGGAACATACCCTAACAGGAGTCGCACGCTATATATTTAGTAAGATTGTAATTTCCCGTGACGAAATACTGGAATAGCCCCAAATTTTCGGGGCTAAGCGGACAGGTAAGTTATATCTGCAAATTGTTCTATTCTATTTTTGCAATCCCTATAAATATCCTTGTAGTGCATACCCATTGACATATCAATTCTAATAGTCTGCAAAATAATGCTTTCCACAAGGGTTAGATTATTGAGATCTGAAACTGTGATATTGTCGCGATTTCCACCAATTACTGATTTTGCCAACTTGGTATATGTCACATACAGTTTATCTGAATGCGTACTTCCTTGTTCTTTGGCATAGTCTACAAGAAGTTTAATCACATCAGTTTCTTTCAGCCGATTTTCTTTATTAGCAATTCTTGTTTCGCCCCATAGTTTCGATTGCTTTTCAAGAATAAATCTGCGCATTGCATAAAACTGTCGAACCAACTCTTTCTTAAACTTCACAACTATTTTTGAATTTCTCAAAAGAGTTATAACAAATGTTGCTTGTTCCTCATTCAAATAATAAACTCTTTCAGGCTGCCCCCTTTTCCCCGATTTTAAATCGGAGAAATCAATATTGCCAAAGTCTAAAATATCTTTCTCATATTTCCTGATAATAGCAACAACAGATTCATGTTGGTTATTTGTTCCATCTGCAATCACTTTGCTGTTTGTAAAAACATCGTTTCCTTTGAGTTCCACCAATTCATACATACTCTTTTCCACCTTTCTTTCGCTACTGTCATTTGACAGGCAGGTTTAAATTTCATTTTTTTATTTTTCTTATGCAGTTTGAAATAAATAAAAAGACCGCCAAAGACTGAATCTCTCCAATCTCTGACGGTCACGAATCCGTACCTATTCCTCATAGGCTTGCAGGACATCCTAATTCTTTAGGTCTTACCTGCGTGATTTTTAATTACTGAAATTATATATTTTCTATGTGTGTTTGTCAAACAGCTAATTTGCAAATTTTATCAGCAATTTTCACAAATTAAACAATTCTGGGCAAAAACGCTTGCTAGAATACTTATCCGATCTGTTAAAAATCAAGGAATACAAAAAAGACACCTCTTGAGGCGTCTTTTTCTAATTGGATTATTTTGTTTTCTTATTTTCCCCTGCTGCTTTAAGTACTCTCCATTCAGGATCGTTGCTAAAGTTTTTTCTTTCTGTAATTTTTGCTAATTCTTCTTTCAACTGTTCATTTTCTCTCTCTAATTTTTCTATTTTCTTTTCATGTTCTCTCTTTTCTTTAACAAGTATGTTTTTATCTTTTTCCAACTGATCTGCATAAATAAGTGCTTTTGATTCTCTGTCATATAATTCCAAGTTTTTATCAGTTGCCTGTTCTATTCTTTTATTTATTTCCCTGATTTCCCATTTGTGATTTTTTTCTTTTTTCTCCAACTCATATTTTAAATATTCTATTTGTTCATTTGCTTCTTTTAATTCTTCTTTACACGCCATTAGTTCTGATTCTAATGTTTTATCTCCCATGTATTTTCCCTCGCTTATAAGGTTCCTATGTAATTTTCAATATACGAAATATATTCAACAGGGATTCCGTTCAAAACATCTATTTTTATATCAGAAGAATATCTATTTATAGACCAATCGTATGAATTTTCTTTTCTTAAGTCTGATATTCCTCCAGTATTCTTGTTTTGGTATGTGCATTTGTCATTCTGTTTTACATTCACGCAAACAGTTACTTCCATGTCTGACATGTCAAATTTATAATAATCATAAAGAGTAAATATACAGATAACTTTACTATCATCTTTCCCAAGATACAATGTATCCATATTTTCAAAATCAATTCTATTCTTTTCGCTGTCTATATAAACACAAATATCAAAATCTTTTTGATCATTTTCATACAGCCAGTAGATATCTTCTTCTGAAAGTGTGCTTATATCAAATTCAACTATAACATACGGCATGTAACCATTTTTATATTCCATCTGACACAAATCTACTGATTTTATTCCAAATGTACTATCATTATAATTCATGCTGTCATACGGTATACTTTTTACATTCTTTTCTATTCCAGTTTCTCTTTCAATCACGACAGTTCCATCCGTTTCTGTCGTCTCTATTTTTTCTTCCTCATATCCGTTTCCACACCCAGTTAATACCAACACAGCTATTGTCAAAATTACTATTCCCCACTTTTTCATGAACTCCCTCCCATTTGTAATATATTATACAAACCATACCACAAACGAAAGAGAGTTGCAATTAAAATATAGGAACTGGATTTCTCTGCGTTCTATTTGCTTCCTGTCTCCATTTTTTTACTGTCCCTTGATACGCTTTATCTGAATCAAGAACCGCCGTAATATCTGCTTTTTCAAGTTTTGATACAATGACGTCTCCCAGTTTATCGTAATCAATAGCGCTTGACATTGCTATCTGCATTTCTTTTCCAATAGTACTTTCAATGCTACCGGAATTGTATTTTATAGATGCGTTTACGTTGTCAGTTATGCTTCTATTGTACTTATATACAACTTCCGGCGCTGCTTTTAACCCTGTCAATCCAAAACTGTCCTTAATTCCCTCGGACCAGTTTTTTATCTCCTTAAATGTACTTTTAGATCCATCAGAAATACCATTATTAAATCCTTCTACCGTAAATCCTGCAAATTCTTTAAACACTCTTGATGGCGAATGTATCCCCATCAAATTTGTAAACCAAGAACCAATATTTGATACCCAGCTAGAAATAACACCGTGCGTTGTATTCTGATTCCCAGATACTCCACTATTAAATCCCTCTACCGTATATTTTCCATAATCAGAAAACACCGTGGATGGCGAATGTATCCCCATGTTTGTTGTAAAAGGTGCCTTGATATTATTGTTCATATAATCAAGCATAGCATCTCCAGTACTGCTTGAGTTATCTCTGATACCATCATTGTATCCATCTACTGTATTTTTCGCCCAACTTTCCCCCATATTGGACAGCATGAGTTCCTTTAATTTACCTTTTCGTGTAATTTCTCCGGTAACTGTATCGACTGCACTTTGAGACTGGGCTACACCACCATCCGAAAATCCTTTAACAATTACTTTTCCGCCTTCTATTGCTACATTGTATCCTCTGTCGTTATACCATGTTGTTATTTCATTTTCTAGTTCTGCGGTCAATGTTGGTATTGCTTCTTTCGTTCCTGCAACTCCGCCAACACCAAATTGTACCATTCCTTTTTCCCCAAGGTTATACATATCTTGGTCTGTCGTTCCATAGGAATCAATAATTGTTTGATATAATTCTACTGCTTCTTTTCCGATTACCTGCTTACCATTGACAAATATTCCGCCAAGATCATCTATTGCTTTTGATGCGTTCAATGCAATTTGTCCAAAGTTAATCTTATCTACGGCATCAGACAATTTATTGTATTTCTGCGTATGTTGTTCAAGCATATCATTTGCAGTATTGTAAGATGTTGTAGCTTTTTCAACCTCATCTCTAAGCGTCTTTTGTGTTTCTGTTATTTTGGACTGTTCATCTTCTAAGAAAACCATTTTCTTTACAAGTTCATCATGTGCATCGCTTGCATTTTTTGCTTCTATGCCATTTGCTTTTAAAGCGTCTGCATTTCGCTTCCACCAATCATTCCAGTCCTCTGTTGCACCTATATCAGAAATTATTTTATTGAGTTTATCTAACTCTGTTTTATTTTTTTTGTAGTTCTGCTCTGATACTTCCAACTCGACATTAGCTTCCGCAAGTGCCTTACTGTACTGCTCTACAACATCTTTATATCCTGCAACTCTATAATATTCTTTCTGCGCTTCTATGGTCTTTAGAAGTTCTTCCTTTTGTGCTGTATATTTTCCAGTAGTCATATCAATCTGATTTGCTAATTCTGGACAAATATCAATAAGCTGTTGTGCTCTCGTTTTTAATGTTTCTTGATCTGCTGCTGTTAAGCTCGTCTTGTCTGCAAGTTCGAAATATGAATCTGCAAGCTGTTGAAGCTGATCTGCACTTGCTTCGGATTTAGATGTTAAATCCTTTGTAGTGTCAGCTAAATCTCTTAGATTTTGTGCGGCATCTTCCATTTTCTGGTTATTTGATCCTATTTCTTCCTCAAACTCCAAAAACTGATCTGCAATCTCTTTTTGCCAACTTTTATGGAAATTATATACAGCTAACCCTATTGCTGCGATCGCCGCTGCTATTGCTAAATAAGGATGCGCAACGACAGTAGCTGCAAAATTCAAAAGAGTATCTTTTATTGCCAAAATCTTTGTCTTAATATTGTCTAATGCTGATAACGTAATGGTTGATATTTTTATTGCTGCAATTACTCCAAGAATGGTTGCTTCTATTGGTGCAGCAGAAAATATACCAGACCATGTGCTTAGCCCAGCATTTATAGCTTTCCAAATTACCTGCGCAATTTTTCCACATATGCCAAGCCAATCTATATCAGACAGGAACTCTCCGATTTTCTTTCCAATCCTATACCAATTCACTCCATCAATAGCAGAAATCATTGCATCAAGCAAACCTTTCGCCCATGTATTCAATGTTCTTGCCAAAAGAGTAAACTTGAAAGTTTTGAAAAATTTATTAATCCCTGCTGCAATAGAATTTCCAAAATTCTTCCAGTTAAATCTCGTTCCAAAAGAATTTAAAAACTCCAATGTAGTATTCAATGCCCCTGCAATCGTTTTTCCGACATTCCCGAACAGTCTCGGATTAATAAGACCATTAAGGAAATCTGCCAAGCCTTTGCCGAAGTTTCTTGCCTTGGAATAAATCTTATCCCAGTTGATAGACTCCATAGCTTTTGATAAGGCATCACTGATGTATTTTCCAAGTTGTTTCAGATTTTTAATATCACTTTCGTAATTTTTGAAAATGGTATCAGTCTTGACAAGTTTACCGCCACTGGCACCGCCTGATGCGCCACCACCGCCGGAACCGCCCGAACCTTTTTTGCCAGAACCATCATTTGTGGTAATCAGTTTCAATTCATCAAACTGACGGACGCCCTTATTCATCTTGTCGATGTTCTTTGCCGCCTGTCCGGTATTGTCAGCAATATCGCCTGCGCTCTCTGCCGCATCTGAAAAACTATCTGCAAGACCTGCACCGGAATCCTCATATTTCCATCCGAAGATTGCGCCTAAAGCGTTTGTAACCTTTGTAACAAAGCTGATAACAACCAGTAAAACGGAATTGAGTGCTTTTACGAATGGTTTAAAAGCATTGATTAATGCTCCACCAATAACACTGCCAAGCTGTTCAAATGACTGTTTTAAAATTCTGATCTGGTTCGCCCACGAATCAGCAGTACGCGCAAAGTCTCCCTGTGCTGTCTGCGTATTGGCAAGGACGTACTGATACCGGAGCATTGTCTTTTCAGCCTGTGACATAGACGCAATATCAGAATCTAATCCCTGTTTCATTGCCCACTCTTTAAGGGTTGCCTGTGTGAGATCAAGACCGTAATCTCTTAATGGACGTGTCTGTCCGGTAAATATTGCAGCTAAATCCTGCGACACAACATCCTGATCTATGTTATACAGAGATGCCATATCAGCAGTTAATTTTGTTAAATTCAAAGACACATCAGCCATGGAATCAGACAAACCAATATAGCCATCTGTCTGCTTATTCAAAAACTCATTGGCTTTCTTTATCAAACTGCTGTCAATTCCCATGGCTGTTCCCATTGCTTGGAATCGGCTTGCCGTCTGTTTCAGTGTCAATTCTGACATACCGAACTGACGTATAGAGTCCTGCGCAAACTCATTGACTTTCTTTGACATGTCCCCAAAAGTAACATCAACAACGTTCTGAACCTCTGTTAATGCCGATGATATGTCGATTGCATTTTTTATTCCTCTGATTGCTCCGTACAGACCAAGATAAATCCCCATAGAGGATAAAATCTGTCTTGTGAATGACTTGAGTCCGATCAATGCTTTTCCTGTGGATGTCTTAAATCCAAGGAAAGAACCGGAAAGACTACTGATGCTGGTATTTAATCCGGAAATTGCACCGCCAGACCTGTTGGAAAGATTGCCGAGTGCCTGCGTCATCTGAATGATATTCGAAGATACATTTGGTGCTTTTGAAAGCGTCTCAAACAGGTATTTGAGATTGTCAGCAAGCAAAGGTATATTAGTTACCGCACGACCGCTTGCAACGCTTCCAAGCCTTGATATGGACGTTACAAGATTGCTCATATTGGTCATATCAAAATTCAATGCACCTATCTTGTTCATCTGGCGTACAAAGTTTTGTAACTGCGCAGATAAAGCCGGCAGATTCTTTGTCGCCTGTGTAGATGCCTTGCCACCAATTTTTGACAGTGCCGACACCATGCTTGTGAGTCCGCTTGTATCAACAGCCTTAACACTTGCTATTCCAGATGCAAGATCTCTCACAGCAGAAGATATTCCGTGGATAGAATTTGCATCAACACCAGAAAATTTATTGAGTGCCCGCACCATTGATGTGATTTCCGAAGATTTACCACCTTTGAATCCGGTAGCCGCATCGGAAATGCTTCTGATTCCGCTTGCAATATTTGAAAGTTTTGCAGTGTCAAACGATATGCTTTCCCGGAGCCTATTCATGCTGTTTACAAGGCTTTCTATGGAATTACTTGCTTTTGCAGAGTCAGCTTTGATTTTTATTTGTAATTCATCAATGTCTGCCATATATGCACCAACTTTCTATGCAAAATAAAAAGACGGTAGGCTGTGACACCTTACCGTCCTTGATCTACTCTTTTAATTTTTCTCTTGTAACCGGTCCGCATTTCTTATCTACTGTAATTCCGACTTTTTTCTGGAATGTTCCAATACCGGTCGCCGTATCATTTCCAAGAATACCGTCCACATTACTGTTTCCCTTTTTATCTTTTTCATCCAGGCATCCGTGATAAATAAGCTCCGTCTGAAGCCATCTCACATCATCCCCTCTCATGGAAGGGAATTTTTTCTTTAAAATCCTTGCAGGTTCCGGGTATGGGTTTAAATGATCTTTTACATTTTTTCTAGGGTTTCCGCTTGTCACAATCGCTGTATGACCTTTTGTTTTTGTGACAAGAACATCTCCATTGTAAAGAACCATTCCTGCCGCATAACCTCCAATGTCATCAAACATGCCACTAGAAAGAAGTACAGATTTTTCATTTGCTGTAGTGAAATTACCAACATCTTTTCCAGTTGCATGAATAATGCATGCCCGTACCGTTGTGCCGCAATCTGCTTCTGTTTTTACTTTTGAATTAATACCGTATTTAACAATTCCAAGCCGGTGTCCCTGACAATATCCGATATTGTTATTGTTGCAAGCCGTGATCATCGATCTTGCCAGATCATCAGCCATTTCTTTTGTTTTTGGCCTTAACACGTACCATCCTTTTTTATGAACATAAAAGTTTTGCATACTTACTTCTGTTCCGGTCTGATCTCCCGGTCTCCCACCGGTCAATTTCCCATTTTCATCATGTCTTGCAGATCCAATTCTAATTGACATATTTATACCTCCAAGTTCTTTTCTGGTTTTGGATGGCTCAACTCATAGTTTGACTGCATAATTTTGAGCTTTGCCACAAATAGCTCTCTCTGTTTCTTAATTTCTTCTTCCGTCATTTCTGAATCATCTTTCCCTTGTTGCTCATTGATTGGTTTTTTAATATACTTTGATCTTGCTTTTCGTCCGGCAAGGCAATGTTCTACTGCCACCGATACCGCAGACAATCCGTATGTTCCAAACCACATCCACATCTCATTGTCTCTTTGCTTTTTATCTAAGTTGTAAGCATCCGCATAAGGCTGTAAATCAGCCGGGCAGGACGTGTCTATGTCACGCACGGTAAATCCATACCCTTTTGTAACTAAAAGCCAGAATGGGCGGATTTCCGCACAATATGTTCCCCATGTAAGTTCTCTCTGTTCTTCTACTTTTTCCTCGGAGTTTTCTTCTCCGCTTCTTTCTGATCTGCTTTGAGCAGTTTTGATAAAAAACCGTTTTCAAGCAGCTCCGCTAAAAGTGCATTGTAAAGTACCTGAACATCTGCATCTTCTCCGTCAAAGTAATCATCCAGCATGGCATATACTTTTCCAAGCTGCTGTTCCTTTTCTCCCTCATTGTCCGGATTGTATCCAAGTTCCTCTTTGTGAAACTTCTGCGCGCCTATAAGGATTAACTCTGGAAGAAATAAAAGGATTTCGTCAACCGCTTCGATATCTTCCATCTGGTCTAATTTTGCTACTTTCTTGATAATTCCGCTTTTCACGGTTGCTTCATATCCAAACTTGATCTGTAATTCTTTCTCGCCAAATTTTAATTTTGTCATTTTCTTTCCCTTTCTCCCTCTCATATAGGGAAAGGGCAGTCCGAAGACCGCCCTGTTCTTTTAAATTGTTTCTTCAAGCTCTGGCTCGGTTGTCTGGTTATCGTCAGCCGATCCAACCGAACTATTCGACTGACGTGTTATTCCCCCGGTGTAAAAGCTACAGCGGTGTCCATGCCCTTGTATTCTTCAATGGTAAGATTCATTTCAACCGTCAAAAGTTCGTTCTGACCAATCTCCGGCTGTGGAATCTGCTCTGGCGGCTGAGCCACAACAAAAAACGCGTCGGTAAATCCCGGGATAATAGTTTCAAACCACATTCTTTTCCCGCCGGAAAGCGCCTTATACGCCGTGATAAGTGCTTCCCACTCTTCCTTTGTGGCATCCGTAAGGTTTACCGTGATAGGGAAAGAGCCACCGGTATCTGCGCGACCCTTTACATATCTGGTAATAGCATCTTCTAATGCAGATGCGTCAATCTGTTCCGGCTCAATGTTGATACCGCCGATTGCGTTAATTCTTGTAAGCTGTTTAAACGATGTAGGCTTTGTTCCGGCTGTGGTTTCTGTTCCATAGCCAAACGTAATGCCTAACGTAGACAATCCTGCTTCTGCCATTTTTACCTCTCTTTCTACCGCCAAATAATGCGGTTATCGGGCGCATCTTTTTGCACCCGGTGCATAAAAAATAGAGCCTTTCGGCTCTTTTACATCAATCTGTCGTTGGCTCCGATTATCCGCCGGAACCTTGCAACGCTTCTAAATTTTTTCTCACTGTCATTTTTAAACTCCGGCATTGCTGTGATTTGAAATCGCATCTGTTTAAAGGCATCAGCTAAAATAGCCATAATCCCTTTTGCATCGCTCTGCTTTGTGTTTGTAATGACGTCAACCTGTATTGTTTCCTGCACCGCATTTACGGATGTGCCCTCTAAATCTGCCCCACGTTCAAGCCCCGGCATCTCGTGAATGTAAATGGTCGGGAAAACAGGGTCTTTATCAAGGTTCTTTTCAACCGTTGTAAATGCAGTGTCAAAATTCATGCTTTTGTATTTTTTCTTGAGTTTTGGTTTGGCTATCGTTGCAACATTGGAGAAAATGTTTATTTCAAGGTCAAATACCCACTGGTTTCCTGCCATTATCCAAACACCTCCTTCGCTGTCTGTGTAACAATCTGCCGCAACTCATTTGCGGTCAGATACATGAATGGTCGGCTTGGCATTCCCTCTGTAAACCACCAATCGCCATTGTCGTCCTGATAAAACCATCCATATCTTCCATCTGAAATCTGATGGATAGTTTTTCCACTTGCATACTGCCACGAAACGCCATCCGGCAGTTTCCCTGGATAAGGATTTTGCTGTCCTACGGTTCCTGTTCCAAATTCAACAAACATTGCATGGTCCGTCCCGGCAACTACCGCCCATATCCCGCCTCCTTTGGTACTTCCCTTGTATTCTGAATGAATACTGGAAATCAATTCTGATGTGAATATTGCGTCAAGGTCAGCAATTTGTACTCTGGCAATCTCTACGCCCTTTTCCGCGAGTTTTTCTGCCAATAGCTGGCATTTATATGTCAAGCTGTTTTTATAGGCTCTAAGCTCTCGTATGGCGTTCTGAATAGACTTTTCAGACAGGCTCATTGTGATTACTTTCTTCCCCATGCCACACCTACTTCACATTTTTTTGTAACAAGAACAAATCAACCGTCAATCCCTCGTCTGCGACACCTTTTACGATGTAATCAGCCGAATTTTCGTCAACGATTGTATTCTCTTCATCTTTGTACTTTACGTCTGATCGTTTCCATACCAAAGATCCGACGCTCAATGGAAGCTTTCCTTTGTCTTCTACGATCTGAACAAAATTTGTAGAGTTATCTACGCCAAATTCTTTTATAAGTGCTTCGCTCAACTTATTGCTGATCGAAGAATAAAAAACCACAGGCTTTTCATAACCTGTGGTATACTCTCCGGTTGTCTTCGGTATCTTGTTCCCGTCATCATCAAGGTAATAAATTACATTACCATCAGAATCCGTGTACGAAGAATATTCGATGTTACCATCATCATCCGTCACATATACCGGCACCTTGCCGCTTTGCTGCGAATAACTCATTTTTTGCTTATTGATCTCAAGCATTTCACTTCACATCCTTGCCGAACCGTTTCCACAGCTCAGAAAGCTTTTCCCATCCATACATTGCGACAAACGCAACAATAAATCCTGCAATAATAGCTGCCAAGATCATATACCATAAAATTGATGTCTGGATGTACTGCATGTATGCCACAAACGCAGCGACCGTGATTCCGATAGAAAGAACAAATACCAAAATGTCCGTTGGAATCTTAGAAAATACGCCTACACCTTTGATTACCTGTGTTACCACAGACACAACAAATGCCAGCGCACCAATGATTGCCAGAATAATTGTCATATTTGCAATTACAGACTGTATAATATCCATGATTAAACCTCCTTTTCATCATTAAGACGGGTTTCTATTCCGTCAATTCTGTGATGAGCCGATTTCACACTTTCCTCCACCTTTATGATCCTGTTGTCATGAGAATTGATTTCTTTTCGCATCTCTGAAACTTCATTTTTGATCTCGGTCGTGTTGTTTGAAATGGCATCCAACTTCATGTTAATGCGTGTGTTCTCCCTCACGCGTTCTTCAAGATCCGTGTTGTCTGTCCTTTTGTTGCTCTTCAAGCCCATAAAGACGGAAAAACCAAGCGACAGCACGCTTATAATGATTGCTGTTGATATTTCAATCGTCAAATCATATACCGCCTTTCATTTTTATGGCACACCGCCCACCACCGCTCAATGTGTGCCGCCTGCTACGTTTTGCCGACGTCGGCAAAACGTAACGCACAATCTTCTAACCAGATGGAATCCCATACGGTTATAATGCTTTTACAAACGGAAATACTCCAACAAACAAGCTTTCCCTGTCTTTCCAGCTACGGCTTACGCCGTTTTCTGAATAACTTGCCATATAGGCTTCTCCTGCCTGTGAATGGTCGTACAAGGCTAAATTGACGATTACATCCTCAAACTGTTTCAAGTCTTCGGATATTTTTTCATCCGTGTAGCTTTCCGGGTAATTCCGCTTGCTTACCACTTCATTTCTTGCCTGCTTGATAAGCTGTTCGATGTAAGGATTATCTTCTTTCTGGTCGAACACGACAACATCAGAAGTAACACCATCTTCATCCGTAACGGTTTCAATATGAAATTGTTTCAGTCTGATTTTGACCTGCTCTAATGTTGTATATTCGTCCATTCTTCCCTACCTATAATCCGAACTGCTCGATCAAAATGCGTTTCAGTTCCGCTCCACTGATTTCTTCTGCACCCTCGATCCCATGTTCAGCGGCAAGTGCCTGTAAATCAGCAGTGCTCATTCTGTTAATCTCTGTCTTGGTGTACCCTCCGGAAGATTTCTCTCCCAGAACAATGTCCGGGATTTCATCTCCTGCTTTGTACCATTTTCCATTGCGCTTTACCGTGTATTCAGCAATCATACCGCACCTCCTACGCAACTTTCATGACAACAACGCTGTCCATGCCCTCAAAAGTAGGCAATCCGATCATTGACACAACGCAATGAGTGTTGATCGGATGATTTGTTGCGTATGTATACACCGAAATACCGGTTTCTACAATAGAAAGGTTTCCGTCTGTTAAACTTCCGCTTCTCTCTTCCGGTGTCTTTCCAAAGACATAATCTCCAAGGTACACGCCGGATGCCTGCGCTGAAATAACTCCTGTAGGAATAAAATATTTGGTGGCACCGTCTGCCGGGTCGATGTAAAGTTTGTCGTAAACTTCAATCTCGATGCCGTATCCTCTAAGATACTCTGTAACCTGCCCCTGCTGTAAACGAATACCTCCATTGTAAGCAGTAATTCCAAGCACCTGTTTCTTTGTGTCTTCTGCCTTAAGAACCATCTCCCACGTTTCTGTATTCATGCTAAAACGTGCAAGGGAATATCCGGTTTTCTTTGCAAACTCACGTTTAATCTCGATAAGGTCATCAAGTGGCGTTGCTGTTTCTGGTGCAGACCATTTATCAGTATCGCTTCCGGAAATATCCTTGTAATGATCTCTCTTGTGCGCCACTCCATTGTCCGAAGTATAATCAACATAGAAGCTCTTGCCACCAATTGTTACCTGTACTCTTGGAATACCATCAGATGGTGCTAATAACTGCCAAATCTGGCGTTCCGGCACTACTCTTGCTCCTTCAATAAGCATCATCGGTTTTTTGCTGATTTCTCTAAGCACCTGGTTTGCCATGTTGGAATTTTCTGCCGACTGGTAATTTGCATACTCCTGCTCTTCACGCTCTGTTACCATGTAAGATTCACGGTAGAACGGCATCTCGTTCTGAATGTCAGAAAATCCACCGACGTCTCTTAGCTCTGCCTGTGCATCAAAATTGGATGCCTTTAAGGATACCGGAAGACCGTTTTTCCCTTTGATAAATCTAAGTTCAAGGCTGTCCTGTTTTCTGGTTCCAAATTTCTGTCTACCTAAGTAAGGTGCAGAACCAAGCGTTTTTTCATAATTATTCCACATAACCCCAAGACTTCTTGCGGTAAATGCTTCTGCTAATGGTAATGCCATTCTCTAATACCTCCATTTTTTAATCAAAAAAAGTAACACGCGGTGTTGCTGCTTTTGCAGTTGCTTCCACGGTCACTCCGTTCGCTGTTACCTTTGCGCTGTCAATAGAACCCTGATATACATAAGTTCCAGGCGCATCTCCCATTGTTACGTCAACATCTTCCAGAAGATACCCTTTGCAAGATTCGTCATTGCTTGGGAACGGTGTCCCTGCCTTTGCAATCTTCTTTCCGTTTGCATCGGCACTTGACACCATTGTCTGCGGAACGATACACGCCGCACCCTCATAAGGAAAGAATTTTAAAATTCCTTTACTCTGTGTAAAGTCTCTTTCAATCGGTTTTCCCATAATTTACCTCCTATAAAACATAATGGTCTTTGGCTTCTGCACTTTCTGCAGGTTTGCCAAAACTGATTTTTTCTGCGTTCTCTACGTCCGCAGTTTTTTTATTTTCTCCACCTGCAGTACCGCCGCCCGGATTTTCAGAATTATTTGCAATCTCCTGTTCCTTTGCCTGCGCTGCCGCGGTTTCCTTTTCGGCTGTAATCTTTCCAAGAGCGTCATAATCAATGCTTCCATTATCCTTGACAACGGATTTTGCCTGCTCTGCATTGATTTTTAACTTTTCCATCAATGCTTCGCGCTGGTCTCTAATGGCGTTTTTCTTCTGCATATCTGCAATCTGCTGATTTGCTGTCTCTAACGCCTTGTTTGCTTTTTCAAGTTCCGTGAGGTTTCCTGCTTCCATTTCATCCAGCTTTTTCTGCAACTCATCTGCGCTGTCTGCCTTTGCCTTAAGCTCTGCTGCTTTTGCCTGTTCTCTCTGTACGGCACTGCCGTAATCAGCAATGATTTTCTCAACATTTTCCTCACTGATACCCATTGCAATTAACTCTTCTCTTTTCATTGATTACCTCCGATATGTCTTTACGAATTTTTGCGGTGCAACGACACCGAATGACACTGTTGATTTTTACGCTCACAACTTTGCGAATTTTTATAAAATAAAAACAGCCACCGATTACTCGGTAGCTGTCTTATTTTGCTGTTTATTTAATTGGTTTACAATTTCCTGTGCTTTTTGTTCCTGCTCTTCTGCATTATCAATTGTTTTCCACAACGCATCTATATATGGCTTAGACAAGAGGAATGTCTTTTCAGCATCTCCCCAAAGCCCCACCGTTTTAATGGCAATAAGAGGATGTATGCCGCACTCTAAAAGCTGATATAGTGTTTGCGACTTTGTATACATATTGTCTTGCGGGCTATGATTGATTTGCACATCAAAATCCCTCATTGACAATTTCAAATCATTGTCCTTAACGCGTATTACATTTAAGACAACTTTTGCAAGTCTCTTCTCTGCCGATTTCACAATTGGGTCTTTTAATTTTGCTCTTGTCTTTGAAAAATCCCATCCAGCCCTTAATGATACTGCTCCTTGTGTATCTCCTCCAGAGTTTTGGGACTCTCTGTTTGGTATTGCTAATATTGCCAAGGCATTGTCCCACAAATCATCTTTTGCCACCTGACACTGGCTCTGATTTAGTTCCTGCGTCATAATCTCAACATCGGCTTTGTTATCCTTGTTATTGGACTTTACCGTCAAAGCATGGCTCATTTTCATCTCTTCAAACGTTTTTTGGTCGATTTCACAGTTCACAAACTTAACCCAGTACTGAACAAACTGCTCAATTCCATCCATTCTGTTTGACTGCATATTGTTTATGGCATCCAAAATACCTATGACAAGCTCAATATCAGAAATTCTCTCATGATTATTTGGAAACTCAACAATAGGTATACTTCCAAATGCATGCAATTTCCATTCAGAAACTACTCCGTTTTGAAGTTTACATGAATAGTTGTCCGTATAGCACAGTTTGTACCATCTTCCATCTTCGTCTTTAAGCTCCTGCACCGCAACCACCGGTTCTTCCGTGCTCCGATTATAAATAACACACGTATTCATTGGAGTAGGCGCAACAATTTGAAATGGTATTTCTCCATTTGCAAATCTTACCGCCTTAAAAGATGTTCCGGTTGCTGACTGCCACTCTCCTGCTTTAATGTCTTTTTCCTGTTTATTCGCATCTACAAGATAGTCATTCAGCGCATCCACTGCCCGATTAATTTCATCATCATCTTTTCGACTGATAAACTGTATTGGCTCGCCATATGTCTGTCCTACTTTGAACTGAACAATCTCATACGCATGATTTTCTACTATTTTGTTTGTAATATCAGCATTTTGTACCTTTAATCGGTATAAAATCGGCTGATCTCCTTTGTAATACCGCCATAGGTATTCTATGATGGTTTTGTTGTAATAATAATTTCCGATGCAGTCTCCAACCACCTTGACAATATTGTCTTTTGTGATAGTTTCAACATCAGTATATAAAATTTTTCGCCCATAACATCCCTTAACAAGGTCTTGGAGAGATTTATTATTCATAATTGGCTCCTAAATAAACGTCATCCCACTGGATGTTGACCGGATTGTAAGAGATTTTAATTTCGTCTTTCCATTCTCCGGATAAAAAACAACTTTCTTGTGGCATTTCCTACATTCCACAGAAATGTTCATTGTTGAACGCCCATCGTGTGTGGCAACTTTTCTTCCGCAACGCGGGCAATATATTGTTTTTGGTGTATATACCATAAAATCCTCTTTTCTTTTCAAAAGAAAAAGCACCGGAGATTTCTCTTCGATGCTCTTTCAATGGGGGATGGTAAAGTGTTCAACTATTTGTTGACTTCTTCGATTATAACTATATCAGAAAAAAACCGGACATATCGGACAACTTTACTCTTTCATAAATCTATCGAACGCTTTTCTCACGCTGTCTTCTGTGTTATTGCCTCCTATTTGGTCGGCAACCTTATTCCAAGATTGATTTTCTAAAAATCTAAGGTTAATTATTCTTCTAATTCTGCTATCTTTTATATTTGCAATAAACTCTTCTACTTCATTTGTTTTTTCAAGAAGTTCGTTTTCCAAAATTTCGAGGGTGGTTTTTCTGGAATATAACAAGGTTTTTTTGTGCCTATATTCTGGCAATGGTATTCCTTCTATTTTAAAATGTTGGTTTCCACCATTTCCGCCAGAAACGCTATCAATAACCGTTCCTTCCTGCTCAATTTTTTCTATGTATTTTTCAAGCTTTTCAATTTTATTCCTTACTTCTTTTACTTCTTCTCTTAAATCTAAGTATTGATTTAAAATATCTTTGTTTACCATATCAATACCTCCTAAACGGATTTACTGCTGCTTCTACTTTGGCTACGTTATTTCCATTTGTCACTCTAAGCGCAAAGTTTGAAAATACATCTGGCACATCATCCAACTGCTTTTTACCGGATACTGAATATCTCTTAAGAAGAGACATCATTACTCCGTATGGCTCATTCGGCTTATATGATGATGGGTCTTTAAATATAACGTGCTGCAATATCCAGTTTGAGCACTGAAAAATCCTTGCTTCCTTATTTGTCTCCGTCGGTGTATCTGTGATATTGCATATCCATCCTTTGGCTTCCACTCGCTTGTTTACTTCCATTGCGACACGGTCTCCGCCGGCGTTTCTCTCAAATTCACATTCCTGCACTTTGTTGTTTGTCAAAACATTTGCTGCATTTTCATACTGCATCTCATAATCTGCCGTGTTATCGCAAACACAATCTACACAGTAGTAATCCTCTCCGTATTTTTGCAATACCGGCAAAACAAAGTAATCCGTTCCTTTTCCCTTTGTATCGCATTGACCGGTTACAATTTCTGGCTTTCCATGCGGCAAATTAAGATACCGGCGTATTTTATCTTCCGGAAACAGCAATCCCTCTCGCTCAATCGGCTCCTGTTTGTAGAGACAGCGATATGATATGTCGTCCATCAATAATTGCTGGTCTTCAAAAAATTCTTTCGTAAACCCAGAAAATTCATAGTCAAAGTTGCTTTCTCCTGTAACTGGGTCTACATCCGGTACCGCAATAACCTTTACTCTCGGATTTCCCTCGTACATATTTTGGATGCGCCCTATGACGTCGTGTACGCTCCATCTTGTGGCAATATGTATTTCCTTGCAGTTCTTACCGTCCGTGTCCTGTATCTTTCTCTGTCTGGCATCTACAGCGTATTTATCCCACAATTTATCAAGGATAATGGGATTCATTGCTTCTTCAATGCCGCCGATCATATCGTCAACCAGTAAAAACTTAGAAGCCCTTACTTTACCTGCATTCTTACTACCAACAGACGTACATTGTACGGATGGAAACGATTTGTACTTCCCGACATTAAATTGCTCCATCTTTGCGTTTGTGCTCGTCACGGAAAGATCTGGAAAAATTTCATTCCATGTATATTCTTCCGTATTTGTAACGATATCGTACACACCGTCATAGTACATTCTGGTAATATCTCCGCTGTGCGAATAAAAAAGGCTGAAATCTCTCGGAAACCATCCGGCAACAAGTGCGTGAAACATTTTTTCGACCGTTGTTTTGCCTGCTCCCGGAACAAGAGACACGCAAAGAATGTCATATTTATCATCAATCATGCCTTGCAAAGCCTGTGTAAGACCTATTTTGAGAAATTGATTTCTTCTTGGCATGTAAAACCGCTCTTTAGGCTCTCTCTTCTTCTCCAAATACTGGAAAGCACTATCCAAAACTTTGTTTTGCGCTTCTAAAAGCAAAATTCCGTAGTATTTGTCCAGAATTTCATAAGATACCTTGTTTTGGAATGAATATTTCTCTAAATCCCACGGTGTACCGCCAGTGGATTGAAAAATAAACTGTTCTGCCAGTTGCTTTGCCCTGGAAGAAACTTTCAATCCATAATCAACATCCTTTTCTGTCAGAATGGCTACCCTTGCCGCTTCTTCCATGGCATCCATAACCTGTTCATCAACGCCATGCACCTGTATGTAATTTTCATATCCATTTACTGTGGAAATTAGACTTGAACTTGCCAAAAGAAAAGCACCTCCGCAAAAAAGCAGAAGTGCATTAAGACCTCTGCCAATAATTTTTGTTGGTTAGCGACTAACTCCATTTGTTGGCCGGTAAATATATTGTTAGATTGTTGGCATTGCATCACCGCAAGCCGGATGTAATTTTTACATAAGTGCATTATAATCATCAATTACATACCTTACCGGAATCATATATGCTTTAATGCCATATTTTTCTGCTGTTTCTCTTTCAATGCTACAGCCGTTCCAATCGTAGCTCTCGCATATTCCAATAAATACATCAGCCCGTGCCAGTTTCTTAAGGTTCTCGCCCAAGTACCATACATCTTCTTTACTATCTTTAGGTGGGGTACTCTTAGTATAACTGTCGATAAGCTTCAATTCCTCACCCTCGTAGATTTCAGCAATCTTCTTCATCTTTTGAATACTTGCTTTGATTTCTTCCTCTGTTCTGCCTTTCATTGGCACGCTTACAAATAGCTTCTTCATAAAATCTCCTTCTAAATTCTTGCAACTACGTGTTCTTTTGCAATTTCTTCTTTTTCCGGGTCGTAAATAACCGAACCGTTTTTATCAGTCTTATTTTTGTCAAATTCGCATGAAACTTTTATGTACGGATATCTCAATGACGTGCAGTCAGCATGGAAATCAATATTATACACTCCCTTTTGCCATTTTCCGTTAGCATAAATCTTTGTGTAACCGCCTTTTCTTGTTTTAATGATTATTTTACTTCTTGTTTTCTTCATTTATTCACAACACCTTTCTTGAAACTTCGGCACATTCTTTTCTTTTATCGTCATTGGTGCATTCTCTGTCTGTGTTATATCGGCAAAATGTCAGGTTGCATTTTTTATTATTAGGTTCGATAGGCTCTTGTTTATAAAAACATTCATAAAGTTTTTGCCTGTCTGCCTCGTTATTTGCCACAATAACAAGTTCATCTTCTAAATTGGAACAATCTATAGGCTCGCCGTTTCTACCGCCTATTTCGCGCGATTGTGCTTCTCTAAGTGCTTCACGCTCTATTGATTTAATTACTTCTGCCATGCTCATTCTTCAATACTCCTATCAAATCATGCATTTGAATCAGTAGTTTTTAAATATTCAACGAACTGTGCCCAAGCCTGTTCGCATGTTAAATTGCCAACAGGATTTTGAACATAGTATTCTTGGAAATATTCCCAGGCCTTTTCTTTTTCATCTTCGGAATATGAATCCCATTTAGAAACTCCAGATTTCTTTTTGAAAAATTCACATTCATGTTCACTGTCAGCAAATCCAGCACCAGGAATCCATTTTCCCGGATGGTTGCACATTTCAGCCATCCCTACAACTTCGTTTCTATCAAATCCAAGGTAAGCACAATCATAACACGTCATTCTTCCACCAACTTTCTACCACACATCGGGCAAAATTCAATTTCCATTGCTATCGCTACGTTCATTCCATTGCTACAACATTTAGCATACTGTGGACATTTATCAATATGGCATTGAATAACATTTATATAGCCCAATTTTTTGATTTTAAATTCTCCATATGCAGTTTTATATGATTCTTTCCCATTGCAAAAATCACACATTTCAATTACTTCCTAATAAACCTATGTTCACAATCTTCCAAAGTTGTTACTTCTATCATTTCCGGTTCATGTCTGCAAATCCTTCCGTTTGAATCAATATATGGTTCCAGTTCTATCTTTGTACGTAAACCATATGGAGTTTTGCAATAAGGGCACGCTTTCTTGTCACTTTCAATTGGTGCGCCACAATTTACACAGTTTAAAATCATGCTCATACCTCTAATTAAAGCACCTTACTAAGCGGATATACAAAATTGATGTGGCGTGGATTTGCACCACGCAGGAGTGTACAATCTGGTCATCTATGTTGTCGGTTTCAACCAATTCTCTACGACAATTCCGTTTACCTATTCCGTCACACATCAACACCCAAGGCATACCTAGGATTTTCGCTCGGGCAAGAGCGCAGATACAAGGACTCGAACCTTGAAAACGATTTTACTCGTTGGAGAGATTAGCGATCTCCTGTAATACCATTACACCATATCTGCATAGCCGAGCAGTTTCCGTTTTTTACTTGCTCCACACTACCCCAAGTGCAAGTTTCTTTTAGTCAGCGGTTTGCGCCATCTTTTGAATGGCAACCGCTCAATCCAGTTCCCTGTGCTAAGTTTAACCGGTATATTGATTAGCACCTGTATTTCTGTAACAAACACACTAGGGGTGTACTGGCAACATCGCCCATGATTGGTACGAGATTTGAACTCGTGTTACCACCATGAAAGGGTGGTGTCTTACCACTCGACTAACCAATCTTATAGCGTTTCCACATAATCAGACGGTCCCTTGGGACTCTCGCTGACTATGTGGCGTATTTTTTATTTCGAGTGGGATTTCGCTACCAACACTCTATCCGGTAATGAGACGGACGCTTTTGACGTAAGGACTTGCACCTCACTCGCTCCAAGCATAGGAATCGAACCCACATAGCATTTTCACATGCCTTTGCTAGCCTTATCAATGCTATTAACCGCCATTAATCAGAATCGAACTGATCTCGCACTATGCCGCCAAAACCCTACTTACAAGTTGCGATCTTGCTTTCGCGCGTGGGGAAGAGAGGAATTGAACCTCCAATGTTTACCACTTGGGAACTGATTTACAGTCAGCCGCAACACCGCCAATCGTTGCCGCTTCCCCAAAACCGCCCTCAGACGGTTAGCAATCATATTTTTCGTGCCATGCGTTGCACTATCTGGTTTACAGCCTTTCACCAGAAACTCACTTTTTGACAGTTCAGGCACCGTGGGATAGATGCCCGAACTACCAATAGGCTGCTGCATGGATCGCTATTCAACGAAATAACAAGTAGGATTCCCACTTAACCATACAGGCTTACACAGCCGCGCTTCGCGGCAAATACCACCGGACGGTCTCGCACCGCCCTTAACAGAATCGTCCTAGTGGCGAAAGGATGTGTCATGAAAAACACCAAGAAGGAGAATTTACGGAATGGATCGTTAAACCCATTCCTCCATCGGAACGGCAGGAATCGGACCTGCGACCGCTCGGATATAAGCCGAGTGCTCTGCCAACTGAGCTACGTTCCGTCACAGCGCGCATAGCGCGCCGCTTATGATAGTATTTTTGATCTTTTTATTTTGCCGACGTCCACTAACACCGAATAATTGCTTGCGCCGAGTTTTTTCTTGCAAAAACCGAATGCCAGTGGACTTAAGCTATACTGGATGCTCCGACTTCTCAGACTGGTGCTCAGCGTCACTATCCAGATCGAGCAAATCTCCGGTGATGTCCGGTCCTTTTGATTTTGTTATATGTATTCTTTCCTCTGCACAAATGATAGGCAGCTGAAAGCAAATACCAAATATTGGACTATAAAACATTCTGTTACCTCCACATCAGAAACATGTTCAGCAACAGTAACATCACAAGTACCCATAATGCAATTGCTGTTTCTTTGTCTTTGGATTCTCTGCCAGATACAAATAGTATCAGCATAAAAATAACATCCAGCGTCGATATAATCGTTTTAATAATTACCATGGTTGTTTTCCTCTCACAAGTTTCTTTAGCAGGATTCGAACCTGCGAATACTGGAATCAAAATCCAGTGCCTTACCGCTTGGCGATAGCGCTATATTAACACTACTTTTCCGGCATGTAATAGACCATGTTATCAAATACAGTTATTCCCATACAAGGATCATTCATCTCAACGCATCTGATCGATATGTTTTTAGATACTGCAAACATTTCGGCCACCTGTTGTTTATCCATGTTTGTGCTAATAACTTGAAAAGCCGAAAATGCCTTGTGCATATCAGAGAATACTTCTTTTTCTCTACCTAAATTTGCATACGTCCCAATGGTAAACGTTTTTCCATCAACCATAGCAGTTATCATTCCATGATTTGCTGTGAATACCGCTCGGTCAAAATCAAGCGAAACGTCTTTGCTTTGTGATACTACTCTCATACTTTTCCATCCAATCTCTTTTTGTTTTTGAGGATATTTAAAGGACTTAGTAGTGCTGATTTTCTCAACCTATCAAACCCCCTCCCCCTCCATGCAGAATCATGCTTTGAACATTGATAAATTGTTTGAATTGTTCGTTCAATTCCATTCGTATTTTACAACTATTCGCAAAACCCTTGTTTTGCGTAATGTATCAACGATTTAATGCGCCTTAAGGCCATTAAACACTGGGCTTTAAATTGTTTGAATTGTCTATTGCGTTTTTCTCGCTTTTTTCAACCAGAATTGTCGGAGTTGTTCGGCAATCCTATACAATTATTAGCCCCAAGACGTGGCAGTTCTTCGGCTGTCAACGCTCTTGCTCTGGGTCCCTGATCTCTAACGCCCGGCATATTGAAGCCGCAGTACTTATTCAGTGACGGCATGTAATTCATTGGGTTTCCTTTGCCGGAAACCTGTAAACCTACCAAACTTTCCTCACGCATTTCGTCAATTTTTTTGCAAATGTCGGAGCCTGAAGAGCCTAGCTGCACGCCATTAACCCAGCCATTTAACGTATCTCTATGTATTCCGGTAAAGAATGTAAACCCAACAATATTCACTACTTTCTCGTAGTCATTACACAGGTCTATATATATATCTAATACCTCGTTAACCTTATCTGTATCATAGGCATTATTAATATTATTATCATCCTTCAGGTACTTTGGATTTACTTTGAATACATGCTCATAAATATATTTACAGCAGTTATACCATCTATTCTGTGATACTTTGCATAAATCCTCTATATTCCTCTCTTCCATCCAGAGATTTATATACATGTCAATATCACTTTTAAAAACATCAACGGTATTATTATTTATTTCCTGATTTTCAACTGCTGACATGTTATATATCTCCTCTCTCCAGTAGTGGAATACTTAAAATAAAAAATGCAACTGATACAATCAGATCATGATGATCTCGACTGTACCGGCTGCATGAATTCCGTGTTTTTATATCGGGACCTCGACGGCTGCCGCCGCCCGTTGCCCGAATGCTTTTTAATTTAATAAAACAATATCATTCTATCATTTTCTTGTCAAGGTATATTTTAAAATTAAATTTTAAGCCTGCATATTATATATATTATTTATATAAATATACTGCCTTATTTATAATATATATTTTTAATATTACAAGAGAGAATATACTCTTTTTCTAACTCTAGTGTCTTACTCTACGTTGCAAAAATGTTGCAATTTGTTGCAAGAGTGTTGCATTGCAACAAAACTAATACTATTCTATCATTTTTGTCCTGTCCGTAATAAAATTATCACTCTTGAAATTTTGTGAAAATTTAACAAAGATTTTCTACGTTTTAAACAAAAAAAGACAGCTATATTTCAAGCTGTCAAATTATCAATACTCATTTCAATTATTCAATTTCAAACCCTACCAGCTCCCACTGATCCGGTTCTCCGTCCTCATCGTAAGATACAGGATCGTTAATTTCTTTAACTCTAAAACTCGGTGTATCTTCATCCAGCGCCGCGCCTGTACTGTCACATTTCCATGCTTCCATCGTCTCGCCGTTGCTTGTGTCGTGATCTACTGCGATCATTCCTAACTCTTCAACCTTGAAAATTTCTACTGCAAAATGTCCTTCCATCTGTCCTAACTCTTTTAAAATTTTCAACATAGCTTTTTCCTCTTTTCTTTCTTCTCTGGATGTGCTATATTCAAATAGCACACATTTCACTTGGTATGGTTTTTGTGTGTCGGGCTGGATTTTCTCCAGCCCTTTTGTTTACTCCTTGTCCGGTGTCGGCTTATACCGGTCATCTCCGGTCTCGATGTAGAGTAGAAAATCATTTATTTTCTTTTCACTCCATCCGGCTGCCCTAAGTCCAAGAACAAGTCTAGCGTTTTCCTGCATGTTCATATCTTCGCTCATTTTTCTCCTTTCCGGCTTTCGCCTATTGCCTTTCGACAATATTATAATAACATTAAAATATAATTTTGTCAACACTAATTTTAGTGTTTTAAAAAAATCTTATTTTTTCTTCATCAGTCGGAACGATTTCCAATACATCCGACGGCTGACATCTTAAAATAATGCAGATCGTGTTAAGCGTGTCTGTAGTGATTCCCTTCCCTTTTCTCAAATTCTGCATAGTCGCTTCACTCATTATCTTCTCTTTTCTCATCCGAGTAGAAGTGTATCCGTGTTTTGAAAGTTCTTTTAATACATCTATTTTATAATTAAACATTTTTTCACCTCACATTTTTTATTTACTACATTATATATAGAATCACTCTAAAAATCAACATGAAAATATTTTACAAGAACACTCTTTTTAGTGTTGACACGCACTAATATTAGTGTTATTATAATCTCAACAGGAAAACAAAGAACACAAAAACAGGAGGGAACGATAGTGAAAGTTAAAATTAAAATTGAGGGAAAGATAAATGATACTTACACTTTTCAGCAACCAGAAGAGGGAAATATCATTTACGAACTGGCGGCGATCATCGAAGAAATGAAAGCCGGAAGAATTGAGAAAGTAGAAATTGAGAGGGAGGCGTAAACATGAGAACATACGAACAGGATTTAAAAGAACTTAATATTTCAGCAGAAGAATTTGATAACATAATTTCACACATTTACGATAAAACAGCCGATGAAATGGCGGCGCTTGCCAAGGCGATTAAAAGCGGCGCGGCTGTTCTCCCGACTGTAAAAAGAGCATTTGAGCGCGTTCTTACAATTAGACAGGCGGAAAGACAAGAAGCATATAACATTTATTATAACGATTTAAATACCATGTGTTATAGCTGTAAAAAATGCGGTATAAGTTGTAACGGTACAATTTGTAAAACTTGGACTGGTTGCGCAATGAAAAATTAAGTCGAAACGGTGGAAGTTCCACCGTCTGCAGGAACTGCCCCACCTGCACCGATGAGACAGGGCACACAATGAAAGGATGGTTGATTTTATGAAGATGATGACACTTGAAGAATCAAAAGAATACACACGCCAAAAGTTGGCACCGTATTACAGCAACGAGCGAATCGAGAACGTTGTAAAACAGTATGTTTCCGTTGTCCGCCCAGGCGTTGTCTTAGTTGAAAATAAAAATGTGGGACTTATGGAACTGTATCTATAGGAAAATGAAAGGATGGTTGATCTTATGGCAAAATTAGAAGAAGCTCAAAAAACATTTTTGAAAGTCAGAGATTATTTATTGAAAAATCAAGAAGATTTTGCACTCGCAAGGGCATATAAAAAGCCTTGGAAGTGGTACAGGGAACACACCACGCAAGAAGCTATTGAGATTTTGAGAGCGGAAGTAAGCACATAAGCAAGCGGCGGCATTTTCCGGGGTTCGATTCCCCGGCTTGCTTTTACCCAAAAGGGATTTTATTTTAAGGAGGATTTATAAATGACACAATTAGAAAATTTGAAAAACCAGATCAAGGAATTAGAAAAATCATGTGATGAAGCGCGTGATAGAATTAAAAACGAGAACCTGCCGTTTTTAAACATTTATGAAAACAGAGCTGCATTTTTTATCAACAAAATAGAAATCCGAAACGTGACAAATCAGGGAATCCGGGTTTGTATTGTTTTTGAAGATGAAAAAGAGCTTGCAATCGCGATTAGTGATTATGCAGAGAATATAGCGTTTTAAGCCGGGATCTTCCCGGCTTTTTCCAGTGTCCGGATATATTGCAGCTTGACAAGATACACGCCCGGTCATATAATGCGCTTAAGTGAACACGTATAAGCCATTTTAAGGCTTGCGCAAGGAAATGCAGTGCTTTTATATATTTACAACACGAAACGTCTGTAAATCGTTTTTACGACGTTGCAAGCCTGTAAACGCTGTGTATCTTGCCGCGTTGACACTCCCCCAGATACACAGCCATGATGCATCCGGTAAATCACCGGGAAGCATCCGGGGCGCGTCTGGAGACATCACCGGCAGACCGCCGGGGTGTGAAAATTCTGATTTCTGATCTCAAAATCGAGCCATTTTCCAAGAAGAAAAAATTCAAAAGTTGAAAAATGAGATTTCAACTGTGAAAAGACAATATGCACAGTAAATTATTATGCGTCATTTAACAACTTGTGAAATTTGACTAATTCGCTCTCTTCTCTTTCTCTGGCTCTCGGTCTGTTTCTGTTTTTTCTGTGATTTTGTTGTTCTTGTTCCCATTCGAAAATTCCTCATTTACTTTCTGGTTGCGTGATTTGTAATTTACAATCTTTACATCGGTGCTTAATTCATCCGGTATCTTCCCGACGATCAACACTGTATGCGGTTGCAGCCTGTCTGTCATTACTTTGAATCCCTCGCAAAACTCAATCCGAGCTGCCTTTGCCCGCACTCTTCCATTTGTGCATACAGCGATCACACCACCCTTACTGTACCCGGCAAAGCAAAGATCATAATTGTCTTTGTCCGGGATGCCTACGGACGGTATAACACGGATCCCGTTCAGCAGCATATAATGTGCAAGCGCATGGTTCCGGTACACGTTATATAGATTCAAAGCAAACGGCATACCACAATCGCCTGTAGCAATACTAAAATCCGGCATACAGACCGAATGGAAATACTTCAAGTGTTCCATGTATTTATCCGGGTTATTCCACAGTCTTTGAAACTTTGAATCGTCAATATAAAAATTCACATTTAATTTTCTATGCCCTTTTATCTTTTGTGAAAAGCTCTCTCCAAAATCTATGGAGTCCCCCGGCAAATAATCCAAGCTGCATGCCGGGACAATCGGGATCTGATATTTTTCATCAAGCTCCGCTCCATAGATCATATATTCTTTCATAACATCAAAAGATGTATGACATCCAGTGTACAATACTATCACCCCAAAAACATTTTACCATTTTTCTTCTTGACAAACAACTTCTTTTGTGAAAAGCAAAGAACGTGCGGCGTAATCACTTCTGCTTAGTTCATTTATCAGCTTTTCCCTTGTCATTTCCGGGTTTGTTCTGTGAATATACCGCAGCAATTCATCTATTTTGTCCACTATGCTGCCCTCCAATCAATGTTTGACATCAGATCATCCAAAAGATAGATCAAATCAGTACCGTACAGGCTTATCCAGTCCGCGAGATACTCTTCCTGCTCAATCGGCATATGAATGTTATAGGAAAAACAAAAGCAATGGCAAAGCTCATGGGCTAGTATTTTGCGCAAATAACCATTTTTCGGTTTATCTGAAACATATATAGCCCTGTCGTTCCAATCTGTCACAGCAAGGCTGGTAGAGCCATCAGAGCGCATAAGCTTACCGTTTGCACTGTGAACAAATTCTATTTTCCATTCAATACCATTTATTACAAACATATTTTACCTCCAAAAAAGAAACCACCAGCCAAATATCAGCCAGTGATTTCTAAATTTAAAGTTATTCTTCTTGCTCTTCAATCAACAAATAATTAATGTACCTTGTTGCTGTTCCAGCAAGTTCTTTGCTGTAGTCTAGCAAGTCCATCTTGTACTCCGGTTTATGCCCATATGTGACTGTATAGAACTTTTCCACAAGTTCTAAGTTATGTAAGTCAGACAATTCCACAAGAATTTTGTGATATAAAAATTTTCTCGTCCATCCGAACCGGTCACAGATAATTTTGAGTTTCCAGTTATTTTTATTAAACCATTTACCACTCTCTATCTTTTTTACGATGCTCCAGTGTGCAAACGGGTCTTTCTCCGGAATTTCAGCCTGCGGATTTTTCAGAGCCTGTTCCATGTCGTGGAAGCGATTGATGTATTGAGCCGTGAAAGCCGTTCCCTTAACTCCGGTCAGCTTGTGCGCGATAAATTCGCATCCTTTCTTCGTGATGTCATAGCAAGGTCTGCTTTGGTTGTTAGCATCTTTATATGTATTTTCTCGAAAGAAATCAACCAACGCAATTTTGCTCTCGTTGCCCAAGCCAATATTGGCTTGGGCGATTTGCGATGTATATCGCCGTATATCTTTCAATAATTTGCCGTGTTCTTTCCCAACCATTTCCGAAACTTCCATACTGGTTAACGTCTGTTCTAATTGTTTCATATGAATATTGTTCATCAGCAAATCCCCCATTTCTGTTTGAATGAAAGTATCGTGTTCAAAATGAAATGCAAAAATTTTTCGTCCTGTATGCTCTGGATTTCCGTTATCAGCTGTTCTTTCATCTTGCACCGCCTTTCTTGTCGGATGCAAGGTTACTTGTAAAAATCCAGACACATCTTAAAAAGTGTTCGCTGATTACATTCAGATTTTTGGTAATTTCTTCAATATACATTTCTCTCATAGATTTTTCCTGCCTTTCAATTTTTTCTTGAAAAGAGATACTCTCTATGATAAAATATTTCACAGAGAGTTATCTCGGTTGATAAGAAGTTGTTTTCGTTGGTAGCGTGGCAACTTCTTATTTTTTTTGACCTTTTAGCTTTTCAATCCCCGCTCTTATAAGTTCTAATATGGAATATCCACTTTCTGATGAAAATTTCATAATTTCATCTTTTTCTTGCTTCGATACTCGAACATAAAGTCTTTCATTCATAGGATTGTCAACTTTAGGTCTGCCTGTGCGTGGAGACATTCTCAGCACCTTCTTTCTGTACGCACATTTAATATATAATAGTACGCACAAAAAGTCAATACCTTTTTGAAAAATTTCCAAATCCACAAATCACTAGCTGATATTCAGTTGTCAATGTTCAAACAAACAGGGGCATTGCTGCCCCTGCCATTACATTTTGGAAACAAGCGTTGACAGCTTGCTTTTTGTCATTGTGCGCTCTTCCGGTGTCATGTCGGAGATAAGTTCCGCCATATCCTCCGAAAGCTCTTTCATGTATTTTTCAAGGTCATGCATCTTTGCGTCCTTGTCCTCCGGCGTATTGCCTTTGTGAAGCTCTTTGCTTTCCATGTAGCTTCTGCGGCTCATTCCGCTTTTACCCTCTCTGCGGTCACGCATACCGCCATCTGCCGCAATTGTAGGCTCTGTGTAATACATTTTGCCGGAAGAAAGATCCATATCACGGTCGTGTTCCATTTCCCGGTACATTTCCGGTGTCATGTGCCAGTATGGAGGTTCTTCATATCCGCGGCGCGTACCTCTTCCTTTTGGGGCAAATCTGCCGTTTGCATAGCGGTAGTTATCATAAAATCTTCTGCCGTCATCGAATCTATCAAACATTTCCATTGTTTCATCTGCACTGGATTCTTCCATTGCTTTCATCAATGTACGATAATACATTGCTTCTGCAAGGTCTTTCATCATGTCTGTAACCTGTCCCATTTCACACGGGTCTATATTTTCAATTCCTTTGTCAATTTCGCATTTAGCACATTCAGACAGTTTTTCAATCATGTCGTGCATTCTCATAATATCCATAAAACCGACCTCCTTACGCTTCCCGTACTGCAATTAAATTGCTGTTCTGAACTTCGATTGCCTGCGCAGACGTATTCTGTACCGCTACCGTAACACAACAACCGCGAGGAACGTCCACATATGCCTGCGCCGAAACGTTAAAGAAGTTTTCAACTGCCGCCGGTGTAACAATCATTCGAGTTGACTGCAACGGTTCTCCGTCAATTGCAATAGCCAGTGAAATAGCTTCAACTGTGCCACCGGTAGGAATTTGAATGTTTCCGGAATAAGATACCAAAAATCTTGCACGGCACTGATTTGTAAGTCCTCTTAATTTAACAATGCCGCTTCCCTGTCTATGAAGAATACATTTTGTTGCGCATACCGGAGTTTCTGTAAATGCCACATCTTCTCCCTGCGCGACAGTTTGAATTGCAATCCCTGTAAATTCTGCCATAATTATTTACCTCTCTTTCAAAAAATAAGGGCAAACATTATAGTCTGCCCTTTGTGTTTATAAGCAATACTGCACAGCAGACATAATCGAGTTAAACTCAATTAAGATACTCAATTATTCAATTTTGTGTAGCAGCTACTTTTAGCAGCTACATCCTGTGTTGCATCCACAGCCATACGCATAAGCGTTAGGATTTGGAACAACATATGCCGGGATTGCAGCCGGATTTACAGCGTTGATGATCTGCTGTGTCTGCGCTGACATTGCGGTAGTGAGCAATGCAGACTGGCGATCCTGTGATGCGGCTCTTCTTAAGTCATTATTTTCTGCCTGTAAGGAAGAAATCTTTTCCTGACACAGGTAATCAAGGATTGCCCTTGTTCCTGCCTGCTGGCTGTCGATAATGTCTCTGGTGTTGCTGTTCATGGTGTTCTGCAGTGCACAGGTGTTCTGTGACATATTGTAGTTTACACCCTGGATAGCTTCCCTTGTCTCGCAGCAGCAATTAGCCAACTGGGACTGTAAAGCATTCTGCGCCTGCATAAGTGTCACGTTTGTGGTATTAAATCCCTGCTGTGTCTGGTAGCCAAGGTTGCAGATTGCATTGTCTACACCATGGAAACCGTTCATAACGGCGGTATTCTGTGCGTAAAATCCATCACAGAGACCATTTGTGATACCATCTAACTTTCCGATGATAGCCTGCGTGTCAAACCCACGCTGAATTGCAGAGTCGGTGTATGCAGATGCTGTCGCTCCCATACCTCCGTTTCCTCCCCAGCCATTGCCGCCAAAGCCGCCCCAGCCAAAGATCATAGCGAAGATAATGATAGCCCACCAGCCATCGCCGCCCCACATGCCATCATTGTTTCTTCCGTTTCCTGTCACTGCTGCAATATCAGCAAGACTAGGCATTGCATTTCCATTAAACATTTTGTTTACCTCCATCTGATCTATTTACAAATGGGATAACCGGTTATTTTGCGCGCACCCCAAAATGTACTAATGATTAAACATGCTCATAACTTTCTGTTTTGCTTCATCTACCGTAATTCCTCTTTCTTTACAGAGATTCTCTGCCATTGTCTTAAGTCCACCTGTATCTCCGCTTTGATACATTTGCATGGCATTTTTTGCCATAGGATTGTTTTGAACCTGCTGAGAATTCATCATTTGATTTAACAATAATTGTGCCGGATTCATTCTGGATCACTCTCCTTTTTTACCTGTGAAGTTTTTCTTTGACTGCTTGGAATTTTATCTAATCGGTTTTCTATCTGTTCAATCTTCCCAAAAAGTTCATCAAACTTCTGCATAAATGCACCTGTGCACTCGTCTGATAGGTCAAATTTCAATTTTTCAGTATCATGCGATAAATTGCTAACAGTATCATGCGAAACTGGCTTAAAAACGATTGTGCGAATTGTGCCATCTGCGTTCCAACTTTTAGCGTATATTTCTGTCATATCCTGTTTTGGGAAAAATGCAACGCTGCCATCCATTGGCACATCATTGGCAGTGATGTTTTCTACCGCCGGAACTACTTTTCCATTTATGCCAAAAGTTTGAACCGGGATCTGCTGCTGAATTTGCTGCGGTGCCTGCATATAATTTTGTGTATTATCAATGCGTGGCTGATTCATATACGGATTGTATGCGTACTGCTGCCCGTATTGCTGCATCTGCTGATTATAAATCGGATTCTGGTATGCTCCGCTCATATTCATCCTGTTTGACCTCCTCTAAAACATCTTCTATTGCGTGTATGATAGACGACTGCGTTGACAAGTCCAAGGACTGTAACTCTTTTCTGGCAAAAATTTTTTCAAGAACTTCATCTGAAAACACCACCATCCCTCCCTTTGATTATATTTTTGCATAAAAAAAGGCGGCAAAACCGTCACGATTCCGACAGTTTGCCGTCAAAAAATACAACAAAAAAAGAACGCATTAAGCGTCCATACATCCGTTCGTGTTACCTTTAGTGTTACCTTTGATTTTGACCTTTAGAAAAGACACCATTCAAAAACTCCTTTCTTTCAGTAAAATCAAGGCTTCACAAGGTTTTCTTAAACAAAAATAAAGTAGCGGAAGGGAGATTCGAACTCGGTATCAATTCTCTCAAACCCGCATAAATACTGAATTTCTTTATCTCCAAAGGTGTTACCTCGTGTTACCTTTTACATTGATAATGCTTTTGCAATATATTCCTGCATTTCACTCTCTGTCTTGTTATTAAAATAGTAATGATCGAGAGTTGTTCTGATATCTGTATGCCCCATTTGTGTTTTTATTACCGATTCTGGAACATTTCCATCTATCAACTTTGTTGCATATGTCTTTCTTGCCTTGTGAATTGAACGTTCACCAATTCCTATTCTATCACATATCACATATAGCCGCCTTGTAAATGCCTGACCTTTTATTCGTTTACCGTTTTTCATAAAAATATATTGCCCAAATGGATTGAGCATTTTTATTTTTCTCATAAGTTCTTTGGTATCTGCGGTAATTATAACATCTCTAAACCCGGCATCACTTTTAGGAAAATTTTGAACATCAAATACATATTTGCCATTATCATCTCTATATCTTATTTCTGTCTTTGATATATGTATCTTATTTTCTCCGACATCAGACCATGAGAGGGTAGATATTTCCCCAACTCTCAATCCTGTTTTAAATGCCAAAATAATGCCAAGTTCTATCAATGTAGGCTCATTTTCCATTACAAATCGTTCAATTAAAAGTTCCTCATCCTTAGAAAATACCAATTCGCAGTCTGACTTATGGTTCTTTTTAAATGACTTTTCCGAAATTTCCAAATCACCCATAAAACTGGTTATGCTCAGGCTGGTATAATGTTTTTTCTTTGCATATTTGAAAATTCCGTTAATCAATATCCGCATATCAGAATAAGCTTTTTGCGTAAGTTCCAGTTTTGAAATAGCTGTTTTTATGAATGATTCCAATATTTCTTCATCAATGTACCGGATTTTTCTATTTGCAATCGGCAAATACTTATTTTCAAAAAATCTTTTAAAATTTGTCTCGTACTTGTCCTTTGTCTGTCTTGTTATTTCACCATATTCAAGTTTTTCAGAAATCCAATTAGAATATACCTGAATAACTGTAGGTTCATCCTCCTTAGCTTTATAAAACTTTACTATTTCATCTTCAATTGCTTTTTCAGATGTTCTCTTTACAAGTCTCTTTCCTCTCTTATTATCTTCATCTGGCAAATATGTGTAAAACTTTCCATCTTTTCCTTGCCAAATGCTGTAAGTGTGTTTTTCAATAAATTTTTTCCTTTCGTTCATTTCAATTTTTTTCTGAATGGTGTCTATGTTGATAATACCATTTTCGATGGCAATATTCAACAACTCACTATTTGAAAGATTTCCCGTTTAACTCACCTTCTAACTTTTTTACTTTCTGTTTAATATCAAAAATTCTTCTTTCCACTGTTCTTGTTGATACGCATAGTCTCATGGCTATTTCTTTTGAAATAAGTCCACGGGCAAGAAGATAAAATATTTCTTCTTCCTGCTCCGTGAAATTGGCGTTTTCAATAATTGTTTCAAGCTCTGGCTTAGTCAGTTTTGAAAACTTCATAAGCCACTATCCTCCAATATTTTATTCTTCTCACTGCCAGATTTTCGGTGTGCCGTCAGTATTAAGCATAATTACACGTTCTCCTTAATCATAACAATCCCTGATATCATCTACGTCTCCTGCCAAAAAGCTGTCAAATACTTCTGCTACTCTCTCTATAAGGTCTCCATCATGTCCATTCTCTCTCATCTGCTCCGAGAAATCTTTCTGTGAGCACTGAAGTAAACCATTTTCCAACCTTGTCCATTCTTTTCTGTAAGTTATTCCATTCAATTCCAATGTTTCATTAATTCCGTTTTCTGTCAGTTCTACCGTATACTTCATGCAATTATTCCTCTCTTTCTGCATTATATTTCTTCCACGCAACAATTTTGCTTCTATAAAAATACTCTGGATCTCCACTAAAGCACTTACCTCTTCTAACGGAATGTCCCTTGCGTGTAAGAGTGCCAACAAATTCACGCTGTGGCAAAAGTAAATTGTCGTTTGCCGACAGTAAGAAAACCTTTGCATCTAACGGGCAACTGTCCATGTCATAATTCCAATCCATCTGTGATCCTCTCTTTCTGTGTTCATCAATCATACGGTTCGCCGCAAAACGGACACTGTGACAACAATAACGGCATTTTTTCCTCTTTTTTCTTGCCTTTTTTCTTTACTGTAAACTCTAAATATGCTTTGCCTGTCAAAAGTTCCACAGGTGCTTCCACGCTTTCAGCGTCAACCAACTCTTTCATCTTCTCTTCCATTTCATTCATACAATTACACATTATTTTCCCTCTCTTTCCGCATCATCTCCCACCCGCCGCACATACTACTGCAGAAGGTGGTATGATGATTGCTTGGTTTTGTTATCTGGTTCTAAAATAAACTCATCTGGTTCTCATCGTACTGGTAAACACGTCCGGTTGTGATTCTTCCCATCTGACGCAATCTCTCCACCCGTGGTTTTTGCTTAAGATTTGCCATATAATTATTATCCACTTCCGGCGGTAGGGATAAATAATATTCATCTGGCAATGGCAACTGATTTTCTGTGCAGGCCTCGTGGATCTTTGACTGATAATAAATGATATGATTCCGTGTCAGATTCATATTGCATCCATCCGACCAGAACGGATCATTACACCCGTTCTGATTGATAACTTTCCAGTGTTCTATTTCTCTGCGGATGCACTGGCAGTACTCTTTCACTTTATCTTCTGCTGTCTGTATCATGGCAGCGCCTCCAAATCTTCCAATGGAACATAATGTTTTAAATTGTTCGCATAATAAACAACAGCACATTTTACCGTTTCTTTTGCTCTTTTCGATACATAAAACGCTTCTGGAATGACTCCGATACCTACATCACATTCGTCTTGATAGACTGCATCAAGATAACCTTTGATAACAATATCCTTATATCCAACAATTACACCTATAAAATTCCTGTCAACGTGTTTGAAATAGGTTTTCTCAATATATTCAACGTTCTTTTCGACAGTGCCATCATTGTTTCCATCTGCCAGATTATTGTCCATTGCATCAGCAGTTAATGTTTTCCTGTCGAGATACAGCCATCTTCCGTCTTTAAATGGCTTATAAAAGCCTTTGCATTTTACTTTTTCAAATAAATTCATGGCAACACCTCCGAAAAATTTAAGGTTTACGCAAACCGGAGCTGTCCTGTCTGCTCTGCTTCTATCTGCATATTTGGCATCCGCTCTGCAACACACAATTCTGGCAAATTTGCTCTGACTAATGCTGCAGGTATCGGTGGACACACAGCATTACCGCATCGGCGCACCTGTTCGCTCCGTGGATACGTCTTGCCGGTATAATCATGGTCGATTATGTAATCATCCGGGAATCCTTGACATCCATATAACTCCCTTGGCTCTAGCATCCGCAGTCCGATATCCACGATCTGATAATCCACGCCCTTGATTGTCACCAGTCCGAATCTGTCTTTGGTCGTAACCGTATCAAGTGGTTGCTCTATATCCTGTCCTGTGGCATCGCCGTAGTATTTAATCAAAAACGCTCTGACTTCCCCGAAGTGCCCCGGTGATGTAGTAATGGTGTGTAACGGCTCGCGCAGATCCTGCCCTGTGCCGCTCTTATAAAATTTGCTCAAGAATGATGTAACCAGTCCGTATCTGTTCGAACCATCCACGGTCATGATCGGATCTTTAATGGTCTGCCCCCGGACTTCTCCCTGTGCTGTCTCGGAATGATACTGGATCAATGTAGGGCTAATCAAACACTGCTGGTTTCCTGTAGTGATCGTATGTATCGGATCTTTGCAATTTCCACCCGGATGATTTGTCGTATTTGTCCCCATATATGGTACAAGCACCGGTTCCACAATCCCATACCCATGCTTTCCAGTAATGGTTGGCATAGGCTCTCTGATATCATTCGGTCTACGCTCACCGCCATGATTACACTGAATGATAAAAGGCTCTGGATTATTCAAAACGAATTTTATAAATCCTCTGGCAATCCTATCCAGCGTCTTTGATGCAAGTGGACGTACCGCCCGGATGCCGTATTTTTCTTTGATTTCTTCGGAAGTGTCAAAAATGCTTGGACAAGGGCGGCTGAAATCGATCTGTGTATACGCTCCAACATAAGGTTCCAGTAATCCGGCTTTTACTTTCTCACTGTCCGCGGGTGCGTGTGTCGGCTCTGGCCAGACGATCGGCTTGCCATCACACCGGGCGATCATGAAAAATCTCTTTCGCATGGTCGGTGCACCATAATCGGCGGCAATCAGCTCGCGGAACTCCACTTCATAGCCAAGCTCCCGAAGTTGCTGCACAAACCTCTCAAATGTCTTGCCTTGTTTTGCCCTAATCGGATGATGCCGTCTGTTTAACGGCCCCCATGTTTTGAACTCTTCCACATTCTCCAACATGATAACCCTCGGCCTTACAAGTCCTGCCCAGCGTAATGCTACCCAAGCAAGACCACGGATATTCTTATCCTTTGGTTTTCCGCCTTTCGCCTTGCTAAAGTGCTTGCAATCCGGTGAGAACCAGGCAAGTCCGACTGGATGCCCGTTGCACGCTTTGACCGGATCAACCGCCCACACGTTTTCACAGTAATGCTTCGTATTCGGATGGTTCGCCTTGTGCATCTTGATAGCTTCTGGGTCATGGTTGATGGCTATATCTACACTATAGCCGGTTGCCATTTCTATACCAGTGGAAGCGCCGCCTCCACCGGCAAAATTGTCAACTATCAATTCTCCATGTATCATTTTCTTCAAAAGGAACCCGATATATCGTTGCCCCGGCCGGAGGTTCGGCTCCTTTCTAAATGTCTCTTGTAATTTTCGAATAATTATGCTAATATATAGTCCTAAAATATTTAGCAATATAGCTCAGTGGATAGAGCGTGCCTCCTATAAAGGCATGGTCGTGGGTTCGAATCCCACTATTGAACATAACGCACCTAAGCAATTAGGTGCTTTTTATATATTTACACCATCCGATCTAATGGAAGCGAAATCTGCCCTTTGCAATTTCCGCCGACCGTGGACGGATCCCATCCAACTCCAATGTAGTCTAAGACTTTCGCCCATCCATAATCATTCCCATCTTTATCCTTGCACATGTGGAACATCAGATAATCCCACTCTTTGGGATTGCTCTCATGCAACAGATCAAACCGATGTGGTCTCTTTTCCATGTGGATTCCAAACCCGCACATACTGCATCCGGTACGCTGAGCCTTAGTTGTGTAAAGCGTCCCATCTGGCTTTTTCTCAATCGTTCCGTAGATCTCCGGTATCAAAGATTCCGGCATCTGAAAATCTTCTGTTATTATCCCATCCTTGATTCCAGCAGCACGATACTTCTCTTTTAATCCGTTCTTCCAGAGATCATCCATCTCCAAGGCAAGTGTTAAAATATCCTGTCGGTGGAATATCGCAAATGGTGCTGATCTGATCGTGGATGCTCCAAAATAGTTGCACCCATTCATCCGCAGGCTCCTGGCACGTCTGCCGCCTTCGGATGCCATTAAACCTAAATACGGTACACTTTTATGTGCCTTGCCCCAATCGTCGCAGTTCTTTTCTTTGAGGTAGTAACAGCATTTCGCTGATACCAAGAAATCCGGCTTCTGGAAGTCGCATCCTTCTGTTTCGTTTTCATATCCACCGAACAGCTTTAACCACCGCTGATTGAGCTGCATTTTTGAATCCTTCTGCCAACCACCATATTCCCCAGTCTCTCCCGTTATGATCGCGTGTCTGACGGTCTTATTCTTTTCTGTTGGATTCTGCAGCAACTCAATTTTCCCTGCGATCTCCTTAGATATGACTGGAAACCCGAATTCCTGTATAACTTTTGGCTTCGTCCAATAAGTACCATCATCCCTTTTTAATGGCGGTACATTAATAATTCCAAGAGCCTTATGTACTTTCTGAATTGATTTATCTTCTAGTGACGAAGCGCTAACGCCCGGTGCATTGATATTGCACACCTCATGCAGGAACAGGTATAAAACAATGCTGTCCAGTCCGCCAACTGATACATGGTAATTCAGTCCTCTACCATCACACTCATTGGCAAACTCTTCCGCTCTGATCTGTGCGTATTTTCTTTTAAAGCTGTAATCCTGCTTTTCTTTTTGCATAAATGAAGCGATTTTCGCATAAGCGCCAATCCTATCCATTCTTTCTTTTACTGATTCCATTTTCTTCTCGGAGTAAAGAGCTCTTTCACGCTGGCCAGCAAACCTCTCACTCCTTTCAATTTAGTTTAAAATTTCATCCAAGCAGGCATTCCAACCCACCCGACGTATTGATGTGCTGAGATCTTCATAACCAGATTTCAACTCTGGTATCTTCTCTGGCAGTTCCCGAAGTGGACACCAATCCGGCTTTTTGTCATAATAATCAGTCGATGATATGTTTTTTAGTGTCAAGTAACAACACACATAGCTAGTTTTTTCACTATTCCTCAATGGACAATCAGCACATCTTTCCGGATTATCCATAAACAATACTGCTTTAGCCATCTACTCCACCTACTTTCCCATCATCTCTGGAGAATTACGCCATGATCTTTCCATTTCTAACTCTTCAATCTTTGCGCGAAGTTCTTTATTTTTTGCTTTCAGATCTTTATTTTCCGACAAAATCTTTTGCAATTCACAAGTATTTTTGTACTCACATTTTTCAGTAGTCGAATACTCCATACACATTTTGCATAATTCTGTGCTTATCAATCTACTCCACCGCCTTTCACGATCTCGATTGCTTTTCCAAATGCTTCAAATTTTCCCTGGCTTCTCCCGTCATCGTAGATTTGTTCGCCGTCTCCGCATCCGTCCTCGTCGCAATCATCTGGTCTGTCCTGCTCTGCTTTCTTTAATTTTCCCAACTGTTCCACAACCTTGTCTACATCATAAGCCGTCGGATATTCTTCTAGTAAATACAATACTGCATTTGTATTTACTAAAGTTCCATTGCTTAAAGTAACCGATTTTAAATCTTTCTTTAGCGCATCCGCGTCAATCAGTCTCATCGTTCGCCCTCCTGTCTAATAATTCGCCTGAACTACTTTTACTATTTCCCAAAAGCAAGCATATATCTCTTCGTAACTGTTTTCCCCAGCAATAAGCTGTTGATCAACGATCTCCTGTACCTCTCTTCTTACAGTCATCGCTTTCTGGCATTCTTCCACTGTTCCGATCGTGCGGTACTGTTCAATTTCTTCAAGTGCATTGATTGCCATTGCATAAGCATTTTCAAATGATTTTCCCCATGATGTATCACACGGAATCGCTTTTCCAAGTTCGTTACAATCATATTTTAATTCTTCAATCGCTTCATTCTCTGTCATTCCTACACCTCCAACAGTTCCTGGTTATCAATCATGTTGCCGATCACTTCAAAATTCTCTGAATCAAAATCATCCAGTTCCTCGTAGTCATCACAGCCCGGCTCATTCGTACACCATCCGTTTTCATGCCACACGACACGCTTTCTCGTCTCATCTTCTGGAAACTCAACGTCGATATGCCCTGAAAGAATATCATTCTCAAAAATCAGCTTACCGTTCTTATCAGGCATTGCGGTGCACTGGCAGACGGTTTCTGGGTCTACTTCGGCCATGTTCGGGATATCATTGATCATTCCCCATAGGATATATCTTCTCTCCCAGATACCATATAAATATCCTTGTATCCATTCGCCATTATCAATCCGCTTTCCACGGGATAAAAATCTATTCTCCATCACTCTTTCACTCCCTTCGGTGTTATCTTGATCCTCTTCACACAATCCGGGCAGAAATCAAACCCGTTCACTCTTGTGGTGCATTCCGTGCAGATTTTCTTATCACAGGTCATGGTATAACTTTTAAATCCGCTTCCCCGTGCATGTGTAATAACTGTATTTACAGGCATGTCGCACAGCAAAGTTGATTCCTTTTTTTTACAGAACGGGCACAGATCATCTTTCGGTATATGTTTAACTACGTCTCCCATCACGTTCCACCTTTTTTCCTTTGCAAAATCCTCTATGTTCATGCACGGAAAATGAAATACTTCCGGTCTGCTTCATGTAAGTCAATTTTTCTCCGGTCAACTCACATTTATGTTTACGTTCGTTTAAATACTGACATCTTCCATCACAGTACATCACTTTCCCCCTCCATTTCTTTCAGCTTGGCTTCGGCTTCCTCTCTGGTAAGGAATATCCTTTCGCCAATGTCGCACTGTAAATAGCAACTCTCACCCATATCAGCGTCATTTATAACATCAATTCTCATAACAGTTCTGTCTTTATGAATCTGCTTGATATATAACTGGATAACGCGCATCATAATAACTGGCTCTTTCGCTCCTTTATTTACCCGATACAAAGTATCTCCAACCTTGCACGGCAACCGCAGAAGTAATCCCTGCTCTTCGGCTTGCTCTCTATTTGCAAGTCTTTCCGCAATCTCTTCCAGGGCTTTGTATCTTCCATCTTTCGCAAGCTGGGTAATGGTAATTCCCTCATCATCCGGTAAATCTGCTGGATGAAATAAAACTTCTCCATTCTCTGCCACATATGTTAATCTCTTCATGCTATCCCTCACTTTCTGCCTTAAGCCATTGTTCCACCTCTGTAACAGAACACATTGCTACACCGCCCTCAATGGTCTTTACGCTCCCCTGCTCATATGTTTCGATTGAGCAAAGGAAATCTAAAAGTTCTTCATCCGTCATGCTCCGGATCCGGTCTGCATTGGTCTGCGGTCTGCATTCTTTCACAATCTCAAAGCACTCATCCTTCCAAGCTAAAACATTTTCTAGCTTATAGGAACTGTAGCCAACATGATAATAGTCCTCTCCGATTTCCTTGTACTTGATTTCGTAATATGGCTTTTTTCCTATCATTGTTACGATAATATCTAAGCAGGAAACTTTAATGCGTTCCGTTTTGCTATCCCGTGCCGCAGTTCTTATACACTCAATCATGACTTTCCTCGCTTTCCCTGTACGGCTCCGGCAGTGGCATCCAAGCATTCACGAACAAATCGTATTCCACATAACTTTTCTCATCGTCCCCCGGATAAAATGCACCGTTTCCGTCCTTATCAGCTTCATATCTGCCAATGTCCGGCAATGTAGAATTTTCAAATGAAATCATGATATATTTATCATCCTCCGGCAGTCTCTCTGTTACCGGAATCCACCCACCAGTCTTTTCTTCCTCTGCCAGAATCCTGTTTATTTCTTCCTCCGAAACCACTTTTGTTAGTGGAGAATACCCGCAGGCTTCTGTTGCTGCCTCAGATATCCGGTTTTTAATCCTGTTTATCGACATTCTGATCCTCGCTTTCTGCAAGTTTTGCATATTTCCAATCGCATACATATGCCGGCCTTTCAACACTCCAAGATGTTGCACCCTGTTCCCATGCATACACTGATCCATTTTCGTATTTTGCAAAATATCTATGAATCCAGGCGTGTTCTTCAGTTGGTCTAACCAAAATCGGTGTATCAACTGGAACCTTGCTCCAATCAACCTGTGGTTCGACATATTCACTGTTCGCCCATTCGTTAACATTTTTTCTGCAATTAATATTACTGTTGAAATCACACTTGCTACATGATGCACCACTGCACTGTCTCAGCTTTCCATCGATCATAGCAATTCTATGTCCCTCGCAGGCAATATTTAAAATCTCTTTTGCATATTTCTCTCTATTCAGCATCCTTCTTCTCCTTCCCGTACCGCAACTGATACGGCACTTCCTTAAAATCTCTCAATGCATCCGGGTTTGGATGCTTCGGTATTCTCGTTCGCTTGTCCGTCAGCGATTTAATGGCTCTATTACGTTCTTTGGTGTCTCTATGCACTTTATATCTCCCCCTGTCTCTTTTGATCTCTCTTTGGACACCAGCGCGGGGAGTTCTTAATCAGTCTGCATATCTCTCTTTCTTCCCTACGGCAGTAACATAACGCTTTCATATCCTCGTCAACTCGTTTCATCATTCCCCGGCTTTCGCATTTACTACACTCTGGTGCTACCTCGTACCCATCATTATCTGTGGCATTCCGCAAATCGTTTGTATTAATGTAATAAACAAATCCACCATACTCACAGCCACCATTAAAAGCCGGATAGATAATCTCGCGGAAAATCTCTTTAACCGTCATCCCCTTATCCAATGCTTTTATAATCTCATCCCGGTACGGCGAATACATGCTTTTTCCTTTTCTTTTACCCATTGTTCCGTCCTCCCATCACTTTTTGAATCATTTCTTCCCTGTGTCGCTCTGCGATATGGTCCCGCACCGACTCTTCCGGAAATGCGATCTGGTACGTCCGTTCCTTAATCCGGTTCGTGATTCGATCATCATACTGCAATGTTTCCAGCGACTCATTACTTGTAAAAATCGTTACTTTCCGGTTTATATAACGCTCATTGATGATCTGATACAGTTTGTCGTTGATCCAGTCTGCCGGACGTTCCACACCAAAATCGTCAATAATCAACACATCTGCGGTACTAAGTGCATCCAGCAAGCGGCTCTCGCTGTATTCTGCATCCTTTCGCCATGTATTCTTGATCTCCTGCAAAATGGTCAGCGATACCGCAAATTTGACTGCGTAACTTTTCATAAGTTCATTGGCGATCCCTGCAGCAATCCGGGTTTTTCCGCTACCCTTAGTTCGGGACCAGATAAAAAGTCCCATACCTTGTTCTTTTTGGTTCTCGAAATCATCCAGATACACTTTTATGATCTTACAGGCATCTGATACTTTCTTTTTGCTGTCCGGATTCCGGTACACATCCATCCGAAATGTTTTCAAATCCATTCCACGGAATGCCTCCGGTACATCCGCAAACCGTAACCGCCTTGACATTACCGCACGCTCACGACATTTACATGGCACTGCCCGCTCAATACCGTCCTTTTCTACCAGTATCCATTCATCCCCGTTGCAGATCGGACACACATCAGAATCCCTGGAACTCTCCGGTGTCTCCGCGTTCTTGCATGAGTTCGTTGAGTGATTTCTCATGCGTTCCAGTATTTCTTCCAGTTGATCCATGGTCCTCTCCTTTCAGGTATTGCATAAATAAATTCTCGCGAAGCCAGTTCTCCGGCTTTTTAATATACCGCTCTGCTGTTTTTTCCCGCCTGCATGCATCCGCGTAATTCTGCGCTGCCAGTACCAGATCCTCTTCCGGTACACCAGCCAGTACCGCATTGCAGTATTCTGTTTCAACAAGATAGCCAGTACACCGTTTCGGATAGGCTGTGGCGAAATCCGAAAACCGTTCCACGGGGGATACAGGGGGTGTTTTTGTTTCGTTATCTATCTCTATATCTTTCTCTATCTCTACATTGCATTTTTGTTGCAAATTGTTGCGATCTGCTTCATCACTGTTGCGTTGCAACGCTTTTTGTGCATTTCCCCTAGATTTCCGACTTCTGCGGGTACTTGCAGTCTCACTTCCTAGGTTATCTTGCACAAATGGTAACTTGTACTCAATAGAATCGGATGTTTCAAGCAATCCGCAGGAAAGAAGATACTGAATCGTTACTTGAACATTGATTTCGTCCTCATCAATATCCAAAGCAATCTCTTTGTAAAATTCATCTTCCAAGCCGGAATACTCTAAGTAGCCGCCCTTTTTCAACGACAACAACTGCATCTTAAGGTATATGATCGTGTATGTATCACCGCCAGCCATCTTACGGAGTTTCTTTATTCGTTTACTGTCAAAGAAATCATCCATCAGTTTAAGCCAGTAATACCGCTTATTCCCCGCCATTTTCACTACCTCCAAGCAATTCAATAACCTTTGCCCCTGCATCTTCCGGGCGACAAAATACGAACTCAACGCCATACTTAAGTTGCATTGTCAACATAGCTTTTGCCAATACCTTGCCAGATGTCGGCTTTGTTTTCGGTAGCGGTACATTCAGCAATTTTCCAAGTGTGTGCATATATGCAATATTGTTATACCGGTCTACTCGTGGATTGTTCCACTTAGAAACATCTTCAATGGATTTGATTCCATCTTCGTTTTCTACCAATACATAAAGTTTGATTCCGTTGTTTTGAGCAAGAATACACTCATCACGAAATCTTCCATGCTGACGTCCGCAGATGTTTCCTACAATCTCCTGCATATCTTTCTTAGTATCTACAGATACATCATAAGTTCCAAGGAAATCCATCTTTTTAAGTTCCATTTTTCTAGCTGATTTTCTATGGATAACATCCGCTACCTTGTCTGTGGCAATTATGTAATCTCCAACTGGCAATGGTGCACGCAAGACTTCCATATCGTGGCTTTTGAAATATCTATTCTTAAGGATATGCAAGCCCTCTTTCTGTCCTTTATCCTCAATTATTAACACGTATTCTCCTTTCTGGCGGTCACTTTTAGCAACCGCCAAAGGTATCTCATGGCTTTTGATAAAATGTTTGTGATATATTAAATTCCTTGCCAAAATTTCAGATACCGCATGAATGGGTTTCTTTTAGGCTTTCGCCAATGTGTTTCAACCTATCAAAACGGGCAAAGGTTCATATCAACCTCTAATCCTTTTTCTGCAATATAAACATTTGCTCCATATTTAACTGTTTCTTCTGTCTTTTGTTTGAATAATGCCGAATCTGCTGATTTATCTGATAAGTGAATTAGAACGACATTTCTCAATGCCGGGTTATCGTTAGTAGAAATAAATTTAAGTGCCGTATCAAGACTCATGTGACCTCGTAGGCGGTGTTCGTAGTTTGGCTCGTCCCGGTCTACAAACTGCATATCGTAATTGCTCTCAACCATAAAATGATTGACATTTTTGAATCGGTATTTGATGTACTCGGTATCAGATGCATACACCAAACTACCCATTTCTGGATGCGTAATGTAAAAGCCATAGCAAGGAACATCGTGTACTAATGGAAAAATTTTAATTCTGAATTTCCCCATAGAAACAAGATAATACTTCATTTTATCGGCATCATATTCGGGAATTCCTGTACCAAAGCAAGCCGAATTGATTCCTGCATTTTTATATTGCTCGAAATATTTATAATGGTCTCCATGCTCATGGCTGGAAATCATGCCGACTATCTTCATTACATTGAAATTCAAGGCTTTCTTGACTTCCATGAATGGCAATCCAGCTTCGATTATCAAGGCTTCGTTTTCATTCTCCAGAATGTAGCAGTTGCCGGATGAACCAGAACCTAAAACTTTAAGTCTCATTAAAGAACTCACTCCTCACATCAATAATCTGTCTCGTCTGTCCCAACAATGCCCTATTGTGCTTTGCTCTCTGCTCATTGTCACAGATAAATTGCTTGCAAATTTCTGGTCGAACCGGATAGATTCTGCATTTCTCGCAACTCTTATCCGTATCAAGAAAAGGGCATGTCATATCATACGTTCTATTCGCAGTGGGAAGAAGATGTTTGCACTCTTTGATATGATTCTTACGGATATATCTGTGAATGGCATCTACTTCCTTTCTACTTATAGGTAAGAGGTTTGAACAGCAGTTACCGCATTGGCTACATTTTCCGTCTTTGCAGAAATTGTAAATATTATCTTCCATGCCTTTCTGCACGAACTCTAAATAAGATGAAACTTCCATAGACTACTCCAATTCTTCCTCTGTTGGGAACTGAAAGACACCTCCAATAACAGCTTTAGTCATTTTATCATTCGGAATATAAATAGCTTTTTCTTTGTCGAACATCGCTATATTACGGCATGCATACGCATATTGCAGGTCTTCCATAGCTTTCCGCGCTTTTTCTTCCGTAGAGTACACGGCTAATTCAGTATCGTCCGCTATCGTTTTCTTATTTGTAAAGCTCTTGTTAATGAAAAATATACTGGTTCTGTATCTGCTTATAATAACTTGTTCATATGGAACATCAAGCGTTCCATTCTGTGATATAACTCTCATACATCCACCTCTAATCTTTCATAAAGTCCGGTACGCTTTCGTCATTCTCAACGACTTCTCCGGCTACTTTTTCTGGCTGTGGTTCAACTACTTCGCTCCCGGTCTCAATAGCTTCGGATTCAGCTACAACAAACGGCTCTGAATTGGCATTTTCCGCAATTTCTTCCTGCGTCTGCTGATAAGTTTCATCCATCTGCATAAGAGACTGTTTCGCAATAGCATTAAGGTCTTTTGGATGCTTTTTGATTGCATTATTACGCATCTTACGAACAATCATGGATTCCGATGTATCAAGCCATGCAGCACTCATATATGGTTTCGCAACTTCACAGGCGAGCATATCTTCAATAGTCTTACAGTCTAAAAGTGCTTTCAGAATTTCTTTTTTCTTTTCTGCGATAGCTTTCTTTTCTGCTTCTGTTGCATCATAACGTGTCTTTTTGCCACCTTTTACAAGTCCGAAAGTTTCATTCAACAGATTATTACGGACATGAGCGAAAAGATTCCCTTTTACGCTTTCACGCTCTGCAATCATGTACTCGATTTTTCCATCATTCATTTCAACAGGATAAACAACACGGATTACTTTCTGTGAAAATCCTTTTTCTTCCCACTCCGGCGGCGTAACTTCAACGCCTCTGTGCTTCGGATATGTAAACTCATCCCCTTCTTTCACAAGCCATACCGGATATACTTTTTTAACATCAACACCAAAGTTGCGAAGAAGCGCATCGTTTCCGTCTCCTTCGATTCCCATTTCTACTTCCTTGT